TTATTAAATTTAAAGAATGATGCAAAGAAATATTATTTATATACTATTCTTTGAAAAGAAAAGGCGATTGGTAAACATAAATTAAAGAATTTCTTTTTGCAGTGCGTGGGGTTTGCGCAGTCCGTCTGCCCCCTCGCTTGCCCCTCAGATTTTTATTTTTGGCTCTAGCAGAATTTTTCAGAATTTCTGTGCTAGAGCTATTTTTTTCTTCTCAGCTTGCCCTCGCTTACACAGATTTTCTGCAAGGCTTTCTGAAATCTTCTGAACCGTTCTCTTTCAGCAGTTTGCTACCCTGCTCTCTCGCATTTTTTTGTGTCAGCTTGCTATATTTTGGTGTATCTTTATCCTTTTTTTGTGTATGTTTATTACGTTTTTGTGTTGGTGTATTATCTTTTTATACCCTTGTCTTTACCTTATTTCCTTTACATAATATCTTGCTTATCGTTTTGTGTAGCACGATTATTTTTTTTGTGTTGCTTGATTATTTTTAAGAGGGGTTGCCCCCCTCTTTTTGTGTTGCTTTCGATCTAATCTGTTACTCTTTGGTAGTAACTAATTGCTTCCTCATTATCCTTGAAATGCTCATAGATAAAGTCCTCAATGTTACACCATAGGTCAGCATATAAGCTACATAGAGTTTGGTGTTTCCCGTTGTGTTGCCAACTCTTGTGATTGAGTACCATAGCTAATTCAGTCATGTATTCAATGCTATCTTGCCAATCCTCTTTCGCTCGGTTGTAAGTGTCCTTAACTCCCTCTGCTCCAAACATATCAGCAATGCTAAAGTCAGTCCAGAAGGTCGTTTTAGGCTCGTATCCGTTCATTTCAAAGATAGGGTTAGTGTAGCTTGTAGTTAGGTTCATGTTGCGTTCTCCTTTAATTCTAAGGGGCTTATCGCCCCCTTGTTAGTCAACGTAGGTTAGGTTATATTTCTCAACGATTTCATCTAGGATTTTATCCATATCATTTGAAACTCGGTCAATGACTTCATCTAGCTTTTCAATGGTTGTATCTAGCCATTCTTCCAAATCTTCCGTGATTTCTAGTTCCTTAATAGCACAATCAATAGCCTCGCCATCAATCGCCCACCCACATATACCGATATATGTTGCGTTTGGTTCACATGATTCTTCATGCGTTATATGGTATGCTTCATAGTCTTTCATGTAGGCTTTGTCAATACGTTCTGCCACAAGTTCCCAAAACTCATTCATCATTTCTTCTGTAGCACCATAGTTATCACTTAGGGTTTCTCCGTGCCACATATAAGCGTAGTCTGAGAGAACGTCTGCTCGGTTTTTCAAGGCTGTAATTGACATAGGTTTTTCTCCTGTTTTCTTAACTTCTTTATGTTTATATTATACACTCTTTTTTAGTCCTTGTCAATACTTTTTCGTGTTTTTTGATTATTTTTTTGTGTTGTAAAGGCGCAAAAAAAGAGGGAAACTCCCTCTAGTTTTTTATCTATTTTGCTACATAGTCACGGATAGTTTTGATTAAAATATCTGTGTCAGCATAACCTTTTTCTCCAATCACTTTTTCAAGCAGATTTAAGGCTTGTAGTGCCATTTCTTTATCGTCTAGGCTCTTGCTAGGCTCTGTCTCTTTGACGCTTGTAGAAGGCTCTGTGTTGTCCTCAGAAGGCTCTCTATCGTCCTCAGACAACTCTGTTTCTTCTTCCTTGCTACTTAGAGTGACATCATAGAGATAAGTGTCTGCTTTGTCAATTTCATTGACTACAACAATCTGCGTTGCGATACGTTTAATGCTTGCATAAGCTACGCAATTATCATACCCTACTTGTTTAACTGGAACAAGTAGTAGTTCCCCACGTCTGATTGTGATACAACCTTCTCCTGTGATTGAGTGGTAGTCTTTCAGCAAGCCTTGATAGTTGATTTTTACGTTGTAGTGTTCAGCAATAACTTTCAATAACTCGTCCAATTCTTCCTTGTTACCTACTAGGATTGAGCGACCTTCTTTTAGGTTCTCTAATACTACTTTGAGGTCAGGAACGTTGTCTTTAGTCGTTGTTTCTAATTCTTCTGTCTCATACGCTCCCTTGATATTCTCGTTATAGAAACGTCCTACACTACCACCTTCAAGTACGATTTCAGCATACTCTGAAATAAGGTCTAGTAGGAACTCTGGATCAATTCCAATGTAACGATATGCTCGCCCACTTTTCATAATGACATCAAGTGAAGTAGTTGTTGCGATTTTGATTTCTTGAATGAAACTTGACATGAGATTTCTCCTTCTAGTTGATAGGCTTATAACGGAGTATAGAAAGGTAAAGTTTTATTATCATCAGTTTTTTGTAAAAACATTTTGGATAAGTGTTTCCGCAAATATCCTCTAGTAAAATGTTTTTGAGGAAACCTTGCTATACCCCTTTATAAAACTACCAACTAGCTTTCTTTATTTATTTTTTGCCTTCTTGATAGACTTGTAACGGAATAGAGAGTGCTTTGAAGAAAGTTTTATTATTGTTTTTTTGTTTTGTTCTCTTTGTATCATCAGCATAAAATGAAAAATTTTGTTTGGTATATCGGAGAACTGCTCTCTATCCCTTTATAAATCTATCAATAGGGCTTTACTTAATTCCTTTATGATTATATTATACACCCTTTTATAATCTTTGTCAACACTTTTTTGCGTTTTTTAATTATTTTTTTGTGTTCTGACCTAGTTTGTATAATTCCAGTAAAATAAAAACTCCCAAATTTCTTTGGGAGTGGTTTAATTATCTTGAATTATTGCAAAGTAGGTATTCTTCAATGCTTAAATGCTATGATATGTCTGAATTTTGCTACTATGTTAAATTGAGCATGAAAGTTAGAAGCAAGGAGATAAAACAAATTTTGCTACTGTGCTAAATAGACTGGTTCTAAAACATTGATAGCAACCATATTCAAAATCTGCACGTTTTGCTACTGTGCTAAATAGATTGGTTCTAAAACTCTAAACTTATCCAGTTTTGCTACTATGTTAAATAGACTGGTAACAAAACACTTGTTGCGAAGTACCGATTAGCATTGCTGTTTTGCTACTGTGTTTAAAAGATATAACTTCGTCAATTAAGATGGCAATAAGCCAAAAATGTGATAAATACTCATATTGCCAACTCATTACAATTTAACACAAACTATAACCCCACCTTCTTACCGTAGTTTCCAGCTAGACTATAGTTTTTTCTGATTTTACTCAAGGATCGCAAATAATCCTATGCTTATATTATACACCTTTTTTAAATTCTGTCAATACTCTTGTTCTCTTTTTTCTAAATAATCATGTTCTTTTTGAACTTTCTCCTTTTTAGTCAGGTTTTACCACCATGACGTTGTAATAGAAAGGACTTCTTTAGAAATTCTATCCCAATCAATTATATAATCACTTAGATTTTCCTTGAACTTACTTTCTGGTTCAACAGGTATTATGATTAAATCCTCATACATTTCAAATTTTGGAAAATATTTATTGGCAGGTTTTTCTCCATATCTAGTTAAAACAACTAACTTTTTCGCATTTACAACAACTGAATCTGAGCCTAATTTTCTGTATATTTTCTTCATTTATCCCCTTTCACGACTGTTTCCGTTACCTTGCCAAAATAACTCAGCTTCATATCCAGTAACAGTAGAAATTCATAAGGTGCATTAAACATGATTTCAAACCCTCTCTGTTTGCGTGTATCAAACCAAGACATAGTTTCCTTATCAAAATCTTTCCGTTTCTGTAAGGTTTTAAAATCCTCTTTATAGACGATAAACTCGTCTCCTAGTTCCAAAATATCATTGACAATCTTCTCAAAACGGTTTTTACGATATTGCTTGATTTTATGCCAAATATAGCGTTTCTTGTTGGATAGCTTGATATAGTTTTTTGTTCTTTTCCATGAATGAACACCCTTTTTAGGAACGCCATTCTCCTCATAGTTATTAGGATTGTTTACTCTCCTAGATTCTTCCATCATGGTATCTATTTCTGATAGCTTCTCTGAGTACCCTAGATCATTAGACAAGTCAAAACGTAACTCTTTATTTACAAAGTCGTTTTTAGCTACAATTTCTAGCTTGTCAATATCCAAAGAGATAACAACTTTACCCTTTGCAGGCAAACTCTCTCTTGTTCCATAAGGTACGCCATCAAACACCATTAAAGCATAATACTTCCATGTATTATCCTTTTGTAACACACGTTTAACAGCATACAAGGATAGTTTCTGCATTTCCATAGCATAGGATAATCTGATTTCATCATCATTTTTAAAATTCCACGGGAGCTTGATTTTGTTACTATATTTCCCAAAAGAAATTCCGTCCATTGAGATATTGGAATTACACTGTCCATACCAGATAGTTGTAAACTCATTCTCTTTAGGAACTCTCATAAAGTTGTCACTACCACTTTGACTTCTACGTTTTAAATATCTTTGTTTAGTTACTTGCGCCATGTTCTGAAAGCTGGTTGCGTTGATAATTCCGTCTTTTGCATAACGCTCATACATCACACTAGCTTGCCCTAGATTTTTATAGTGAACAAACTTCCCACTACCTAGACCAAAAGCATTATTAAGAGCAATCCACCCTTTTTTGAGTTCATCTGATTTCTCTTTATACTCAGCTTTCAGCTTCTCTTTAAGCTCTTTGTCCTTTGTTTCTTTGATTTTTCCTTGTAGTTCGTTAAGTAACTTAGTTTCTTCTGCAAGATATTTATAATCATCAGAAGCTCTCCTGCGATATTCTTGACGGTTATAATAATTTACTAATTCACGTTTCAGTTTATAAGCGTGTTTAAAAATCTTTTCTAGGTATTCTGTATATCCTGTTGGATCAATCTGTACTTTTAGTGTATAAGTCATTATTCCTTTTCCTTTTTCGTTACACATACTTCAAAAAATGAATCGCTTCATCAATCGTACACATTTTTAAATAACGTGTTTCCTTTATCATTTTATAAGTTGATGATACGGTGTCATAAATCATTGAGCGTTTAAGAGCATATAACTCCCCTTTTCGCTCCTCGAAGAAGCACTCCATCTTTGAGCCAAACCCATTTGCTCCATAGCGTGTAAAAATCAATTCATGCTTACCATAACAAGAATTAAATCTAGTGTCACTTTGCATTTTCTTGTATAATTCTTCTCGTTTTGTCATTATTCCCTTATCCTCTTTCAGTTTTTATAGTTATATTATACACCTTTTTTCTGAGTTGTCAATACTGGTTATTATTATTTTGTGTTTGTTGATTATATTTTTATGATATTCTTGTTATTTTCTCCATATCAGATAATAAAGTTTAAAATATCCCCATTTTCAGCCCCTCTCGTCCTCTCTCTTGCGTTTTTTCTATCTCTCCGTCCATTTATGCCCCAAAATACCAAACGTCCGTAGAGCGCCTAAAATCGCCCTTAGAATTGATTAGGGAAAACTAAAGAAAAAAGTCAGTATGAAAACTGACTATTTCTTCTTAACTGAATTGTTTATATGCCTTATTAAAGGATTCCAACACACCTTCTGGCGTTTCAGAATATGCCTTTACTTCTTTCAAGTCTCCCTTAACTATGATTCTTTCTATTGCGTCCTTATCTTCACAAGTTACTAGCGTGATTTCTTTTACGCCCTCACGATCTTCTACTTCATCTACCCTATCAGGAGTAACTTTCTTGACCTCTGTGATTTCATAAGTATATACCTTTTCCTTATCTGTCAGGTAAATCTTCATGCCTTGCTTAGCATTTGCTAAAGGAGAAAATAGTAACTGTCCTGCATTTTCCCCTTGAAATACATGGTGGCTTGCAAGTGAGTAGTTGCCCTCTCCCATTTTTTGGTCTGGCTTCATTGTTCCTGCTCCATAGAGTAAGTTAGTATTGTCTAAGCCTTTAAAAATTGGTAGGTTTATTTCTAATTCAGGAATAGCAATACCCCCTATAACTGGTAGTTTCTGCTTTTCCCATTGAGAAGATAAGACTGCTTCTGACGATACAGACTTAACAGAAGTAAAATCAAAATTCCCTTCTGTTTTTTGATTATCTTCAATAGCTTCTTTACTTACTTGACTGACCTGATATTTATTGGTATTCCAAACGATCAACATATCACGGATTTTAGAATTAAAAATCAAGGCTAAAGAGACAAGGATAATGATTACAAATAGCACCTTCCTTAATAGTTCCCTGAGTGTTTTTTTCTTAGCTGTCTTTTCTTCATTGTTCATATCTTTATTTTCCTTCATCTAGCGCTCCTATTCATATTTTGATAACTCATGCTTAATAACCTTTAAATCAATAGAAGTCATTTTGTTTAAAATACCTGAATTGACTTTATCGGTTATTTCTTTAATGAGTTTTTGTTTTTCAATGTTGCTAATGTGTTCTTGAATTGCTTGCTCCGTTGCTTGCTCTAACTCCGTGAATACATAATTTGCATAGATTTTCCCTGTTGGAGGGAATCGTGTTCCTCTTGCATCTATACGTCCTGTTGGCGTGACTTTTTCGACAGTAGTAAGAACACGTTTAGTTCCTAATACTCCTTTTGATACAACAATAAATTTTGTCCCCAGCTTTTAAGTCTTTCAACCAATCTTTTCTTTGGTCTTTTGTCTCTGTCATTGTTACTCTCCCTTCTGTAATGCAGATGGCAATTCTTTACTTACCTCACTCATGACACCTTCTCTGTCCGTAGGCAATGTAGCAAAGCGTAATCCTGATAGCCCTGCTTCAACAAAAATCATTTCCTTGAAAACAGCTTCGCAAATAGCAATCATTTTCTGCTCTATCAAATAAGCGTCAAGATCGTCTCCGTTATCCAAGTTTTCTATATCTTCATTCGCCAAGTCACAAGCCTTGTAGTATAGATTTTCTGCAAACTTTCGTCTTAATTCTTCCATTGGTTTTACTCCTTTGTCGTTTATAATTATATTATACACCCTTTTCATATAAAGTCAAGACTTTTTTGTGTTTCCTGATTATTATTTTGTGTTCTCTATCAAATTTTAGTCTTTCTCCCACTCTGCTCACTCCTTTATATCCTAACGTCCTCTATTTGCCCTCTCTCGTCCTCACTTTCGCATTTTATCTATATCAAGGTCTATTTCTACCCCTTTTTCTTAAAATGGCTCATATTGGCTAAAAACGACCTTTAAAGTGATTGGAGAAAAATAAAAAATAGCTAGGATTTTCTCCTAGCTATCTACTCCTAAATCTTCCCAATGCTTTTCCATTCTTTTTTCTTCGGCTTCTGCGATCTTTTTATAAAGTTCCGTCTGTCTGCCTTTGTCAGTAGGCAACCACCCCTGAATAAAGTAACAATCCTCTAAGTAGGGCGTCTCTAAATAACCATCACTATATACTCGTTGTATATGCCTTACATACTTAATCAAGTCATTGTCTTTCAATTCCTTAATCTGTTTCCTGTACTGATATAGATTTAAACCTGTTCTTTTAAGAATAGTGCTTCTAAGTATTGGCGAACCATAACTAAAATCATAGGCTGTCTCCCACTTAGCGATACATTCAAAAACTGCGTTCATAACACACCCCCTGCTATTTTATCGCCTTAAAAGTTCCGTCTGCATAATCGTACCGTCTGATGATAGCATAGATACAATAACAGTCCGTGGTACTAGCTCGTTCCCCTCATAGACTGGCTTTGCTCCGTAGTAAAGCGTTCCATCATGGTTTGCTTCCAACCACTCCTGCGCCTTAATCTCGCTATAGCGCATACCACCTTTAGCGTCCTCTCCCACGTTTTGAGTTCGTGTTCCTGTTACTACGTTTTGACGGATAGCGTCTCCCCCTAAAGCGTCTCCGATTAGATGGCTACGATTCCAAAAGAACCCTTTGTAGTGCTTACCGTTAGAGTAAGGGATTTTCACTTTATCCTGAACTCCCCAACCACTTGGATCAGCGTCCTTAGAGAACTTTTGGCGTACTCCGTAAGAGCCTTCTACGTTCTTAAACGTTAGTGAGCCTTTAGCTTCTGTGGTACGTCCTAGCTTGTCTAACTCTCCATACTGGATTTTACCTGCTTCTGGAAAGTCTGATTTATTGATACCACTCTTACCATCTACTGTGTAGTAGTTAGGGTATTTATCAATGCTCCAAGTTTGGACTGCTCCCTTTTCTACCTGCGCTACTTCTGTTGTCTGACTGTCTTTCTTGTCAGCAATCTTTTGAACGTCCTTACAACCGACCAAGAGCAACATTGCTGTTGTCAAGGTCAACACTTTAAAAATATTTTGCTTTTTCATCTTTTTCTCCCTCTAAAAACCAATCAATAAATACACCATAACAAATAAAAGGAACGTCCCAATTAAAATTGTTAAAACACCTTCAAGTACAAACTTCCAAAAAAGTCCACTTGCCTTACCAATCGCTACATACATCAGAAAGAATAGGAAAACTCCAATTATTAAAAAACCTAAATAATTTTCAGAAATGAAATTCCAAAAAACTTCAATCATTTTCATCTTTCCCTAACCTCACTTACAACAATGGTGTAGTTCCACATTCAACGTACTGCCAACCACGTTGTTTAGCAATCTTCTGAAATTCCTTGTCAAAATCAAACAATGAGTAGTCCTCACGTTCAAGTTCGTAGATGAACTTCTTTCCGTCCTTAATCATAGTTGCATAACATATTGTTGTACGCATTTTATTCTCCTGTCTTATTTTTATAGTTATATTATACACCTCTTTTTAGTTCCTGTCAACTATTTTGAAAAAATAACTTGTCAGGTATCGTCAATTAGTGGTATAATAGCCTCGTACTATTCTTTGAACTTTCTTATTGAGGTTCGCCCACCCTCTTTCTAAGAGGGTTTTATTTCAGTTCTCATACAAAAAGCCCCTACTTGAACGTAGAGGCTTTTATTTTTCCCTATTATGAAAACTTCTTAGTGGTTGATTCAACCATCTTAGCTATGCTTATATCGTTGATATAAGGGGTTTTAATCTTAGTAGGCTCTGGGCTATCAATCCATTTTATCAGACATTCTGATACTGGTAAATATACTGCCCCTTCTGTTCCAATAGCAACCAAGCTATCAAGTTCATTGCCTAAATGATAAGCGACCACACACGGTAAATTGGCTTTCAGACGTTGTGGAACATCAACTGTTCTAGCTGTTTGTGTTGTCTGTAAAAGAACAACTCCTGTAGCTCGTCCTCTAGTTGCCAAATATACCAATAGTTCAACCACTTCATCTTGCTTATTATACAGCAAGTCCTGAGCGTCCGTTAATGCTACTAACAGATAAGGCAATTTCTCTTTTTCATCAGCAATAGAGTTAAAGCCACTAATATTATGAACTTCTCGCTCTGAGAACATCTGCCATCTACGATCAATCTCGCTTTTTAGCTCTGCTAGGACATTAAGTGTTTCTTCTTCTTTGCTTAGTAAATCCTTGTAAAGATACGGACTTCCTTTGAGATAGTGGAACTCCACATCAACAGCAGAGTTATAAACTACAAACTTCACTTCATCTGGCGTACTGTGTAGCATGATTGAGGAAAGAGCTTGTCTTACAAAGTTGCTTTTACCACTTCCTGCGCTCCCACATACCAGAACTCCACCTGCCATAGCAAGGTCATACTGTCTTACTCTACCTTCTTTATCCACTCCTGCCATAATTGTTAGGGGTGTTTTAGGTATGCCTTCGCTTGCAAATTTTGAGAACATATAGTGAGGGGTTGGGAACTCAATCTCACTTGTATCAAAAGTGATACGGATAATATTTTGATACCCTGTTACTTCTACAGAATTAGCCTGAGAAACGCCACGCAATTCTCTTTTTATGATTTCCAAAGCGTGTTCTTCAATAGAGCCATGTTCAAGCGCTAGTTTAATAAAGAACTCTGCACTACCCAAAGCGATTTTGGTATTGAATACCTCGATCACATTTATTCCAAAACAATTTTTAAAGTATCTATCAACCTTTTCTTTGACTTCATTGACTTCCTGAACACGTCTGTCACGTTTCTTTCTGTCAACATCATCTTCTCCTTGCCCCACGATAGACAAATCCCAATTAAGAGGGATAAGGGCTTCCTGTGGTTCTTCAAGTTCTATATACTCAAAGCCTTGCTTTTGCACCACTTCCCCCTTAACTGGCGTTAAACCTTCATACCATGCTAAACTTCCGTCTTTAGCCTTTTGTATTCTTTGTAGGTTCTTTAGTTCCTCATTCAAGCGTGATAGCTCTTTGAATGAACGGTACTTCTCAAAGTCAATATCATCAAAAACAGGTTTACCTAAATCTCTTTGACGACGCATAATTTCTATTTTTAATTTGGACTTATCAATCTCAGAACCCATATATATAACGCTTCCAAAGAAAGCCACTATAAAGGCTACAGCAAGTAAATTCACTATAAACATAAATCTTTTCCTTTTCTACTCAATCAGGCTTTTCAAAAAGTCAAGCCCCCACGAACGCCAATTATGGATAACTGTCATAACAGGTATATCCTCTACAACAGCCACCACAACAGCAGATAAATAAATAGATAGCATTAAGGACGCAATCACAATGATAGCAACTATCAGCTTGCTCTTTTCTTCATTCATCTTCCAATCCTCGCTTCTACCCTCGCTTAAAATCTTGCGATTTTGTCAAGTTTTCTCTTGCTCTCTCCCTCGATATATTGAGCTAAAGTCAATGCAGGGTATTCAAGGTGTTTAATCGTCTTACAGTAATCACACTCCCCACAATGATTAGGGGGAACAAGCCCACTAACAACCTCTTTAACACGGTTGATATGAGCGTAAAAGACTGCTTCGCCTATTTCAAGGATTTCATCATCAAAGACAATAATTTCTTTATCAGGGATTTCCTCTTTTGAGACTGCTACCATGTAAGGCGTAAAGAACGGACAATCCATTTGCTCTAGCAACTTCTGGTAGATAAACATTTGAAGATGGTACTTGTACTCATAGACGTTATAAATCATCTGTGGTACTCGTTGGTGTAAGGTTGGCGACCATGTTTCCTGAGAAATGCTACGCATGGTTTTCAGGTCAACAAAATATCGCTGTGTCAAGTTGATACTATCAACCTTACCCTTAAATGGCAAGCCTTCAAGCTCTCCTGCCAAGATCATTTCCTTTTCTACCCAATCGCCTTCCTTACCTTCATAGTAGTCTTGGAAAACTGGTTCATCTTTCAGGGATTGGATAACTTTGTCAGCATTGATAAAGTCAGATTTTTTCTCTCCTGCGATAAAGATATTGTTGGCTCTTGCAAAATCTCGTAAATCATCAACTTTTAGTTTTTTGTCATAAGGTATGCCTGCTTCTTCAAGGGCGCTTACGACATCAGCCTTAGTTGGTTCTTTGTAGATATAGCTATAGTATTCTTCAAGGAACTTCTGGTGTTCCTCTTTAGATTCAAAATAGCTATGAACGTAGTTTCCTACGACCAACTGGATAGGTGTCTTTTCTTCTTCCCAAGCTCCGTTATCAATCGCAAGAGCTTTAGCTTCGCAATCAATGTAGTTTTTAAAACGTGACGTACTCATATAGTAGTTGTCGTCATAGTAATTATCTGCTGTTAAAATTGGCTTATCCATGTTCTTTTTCTTCCAAAAGGTTCAAATATGATTCGTACCCTCTCTCCTTCCTGCTTATATTTGTAAGTATTTCATTTGCTTTTTCTTTATCTTCCTGATAAGCATAAATCTCCTGACCGTCTTTTTGCAACTTGATAGTGAGGTATTCTCCCCACTCTAAAATCAGCTTGCTATTCTTGTCATTTATATCATTTAAAGTCAAAACAGGCTCTCTTGTACCTGCCAATATCCCCATTAGCCAATCTTCGACTTTATAACGTGCATTGTCTCCGTCAATGATAACTGTAGCTACATTCTCTCTCCCTTTTTGAAGGTGCAAACAAACAATACTGTTTTGTCTGCTAAAATGCAACTTCCCTAAACTGCAACTCTTAGAGATCAGACTTAAAGGACTTACCTTTAAGTGTTTAGAAAAATCTTCTAGCACGTCTAAAGACAAGAGGATTTGATCTTCTTTAACTGCTTTATAAAAAGCCTTACCTATTTTCTTATAGACCTTTTTCCGTGAATAGTATTCCTCTCCATCTGGATTTACAAAGTATGAATCTAGGTTAAACCAAAAATTAGAGACTGCTTCATCTTCGTTACTAGGATATTCAAGCCTTTTATCAGTTTTTTCTCCAAATATATATGGCAATTCAACTTCTAGTGCCTTGCCTATTTCAATAATTTTGCCTACTCTGTAATTGGGTTGGCTAGAAAACAATGTTGTAAGAGTAGAGTTGCTTAGATTTGTCTTTTTTGCTATATCTTCATAAAGCAAGCCCTTCTCCTCTTTTGCTTTTTTTAACCGTTCCCAGATAGCATACCGTAGTTTCATAATGCCCCCTAAAATACTCTAAAGGAAAGCCCTTGAACTGTTAAAAGTCAAGGGTTTTCTCTTAATTAAAATGGTAAATCATCATCTGAAATATCCATTGGATTGGTTTGTCCGAAAGGATTTTCATTCCTTGAAAAATCAGGAGTTGATTGTGTTGGCGCTTGATTGCTTGGTGCAGAATATCCACCTTGCCCTTGCCCTTGTCCTTCACGAACTGAGCGACTTTCTAGTAGTTGGAAACTTTCAGCAACAACTTCCGTTACATAAACACGTTGCCCTTGTTGGTTGTCGTAACTTCGTGTTTGAATACGTCCAGTAATTCCAATCTGCGCTCCTTTTTTAGCCCAATTTGCAAGGTTTTCAGCTTGTTGTCGCCAAATAACCACATTGATAAAGTCAGCTTCGTTTTCGCCATTTTGGTTTTTAAATGGACGATTGACTGCAAGAGTAAGAGTTGCTACTGCAACATTTGAAGGTGTATAACGCAATTCTGCGTCTCTTGTCATACGTCCTACTAGGACTACATTGTTAATTGACATGGTTTATTCTCCTTTTTCTGCAATAATATAATTTTCATAATTCCCTGAACTAAAATCAGAGTTTTCCGTATGATAGTTAATACATTCTAGCAACTGCTCAATAACCATACGTTGCTTGCTACCTTTTGGGGCATTTTTGTAGATAAGAGCTAGTTGGCTAAGGTTTTCTTCTGACAAACCATAATCCATTGCAGAAGCAATATAACCTACATTGTAAATACCTTCATGTTCACTATCTTCTTTTACATTATCAATCGCTTTCTCCCAATTCGACTGAATTTCAAAGCGTTGCTTAATTTTTTCAAGTGAGAACTCACTTTCTGTAATTTTTGAATAAAGCTCAGTTCCTAATTGTTCCTTTATCCAAGAATTGATTTCTTCCAAAAAGGCATTTTGTTGCTCTCTTTCAGAATAAGTTAGAGAAATGAGGTAGATAACATCATTTTTCAACCATTGAGTAAGAACATAAAAATTATCTTCATACTCTTTCAAACGCTCAATATCATCTGCCCCATAAACTTTCTCAGGCATAAATTTTTTCCAAAGTTCAAGAATTACAATATAAACAAGTTCCTTATCCAATTTGGTAACTTCCATTGCTTATTCTCCTTTATTTTCTGCCATTTTTGCTGTTGCATTTTTTCCAAAAGCCATAACTTCCTTGTAGGCTTCCTTCGGATTGTTGTGAGCCATTTCAGTCCATTTTTCAATCTGTTCTTGACTAGGCGCAAACTCCCCTAACGTTTTGGTTTGTTCAATAAGGTTTAAAGTGATTTGAACTCCGTTATTGTGTTGTTCAGCAACTTCACTATCAGTCTGGTGTTGATAGTCATTGTTGTTTGCACTATCTGGCTCTACACCATCAAATACCATGAAGATATTTTCAAGCAAGGTTTTCTTCGCTTGTGTTGTAGCAGAACGTGTAACTTGGCTATCGTCCATCTTAGGTTTAGTGACTGGTTCACGGATTTCTGCGACTTCTTCAAAAGTCTGTCCTTTGTAGCTTACCTTGAAACTAGCTTGAACGTAGTAACGCTCTCCCTTTTGTTCAATAGTTGTTGAAAAGCGTCCAAAAGCTCCGTGTTCAATCAATGTCGAACGGATTTGTTTCATCATATTGTCAATAGTGTAGTAACTAAAGCCACCAAAATCATTTTTAATATCCTTATCAATTTTGAGTTGAGATTGGACGTGGATCAAGAGTGCTTCGATTGTTTCAAACTCTTGTTTGTTATCCTTCATCTGTGTTACCTTAGATGGTTCTTTCTTTGTTGCAGACGACTTTTTAGTAGTCGTAGATTTTGTTGCGTTTTTTGTAGTCTGTGCGACTGCTTCCATGAGATTTCCCCCTTAATTTTTATAATTATATTATACACCCTTATTCCCAAAAAGTCAAGACTTTTTTGCTATTTTTTAAATAAAAAACTGCTTTTTTAGCAGGTTTCTATTTAAAATCTTTATAAATCACTTCGCCAAATTCTTCCTCTGCCTGCCTAATCAATTCTTTCTTGACTAGTAGAGCTTCTGCAATGGTTTTAGCTCTCTTGCGATAGTGTTTGCCATGCCCACTAATATATACCCTATATCCGTCTCCGTTTTCAGCCTTTGCTATGTTCCTTATCCCTGTATGAGAGTTAGACATAGCCTTGTCTTTGCTTGTTCTAGCCTCATAACCTTTGATCTGGTCTAGGTTTACAGAATGAATTTTACCTGATAGGGAACGTAAATGCCCACATGACTTCACTTCGTCTCCCAAAACACGACTTAACCTTAGTTCAACCTGCTTACCACAACTGCATTGACAAATACACTTTCTTTGGTGTCTGAGTTCTTTTAAAGGAGCTGTATAACTCAGTATAGTCAGCTCCCCAAAGCTCTTTCCAATAACCCAATTAAAATCTTTCATCAGCATTTTACCTTTTAGTAGTATTGCAGGTTGTTCAGTTTTTTGAAATAGTAACGTCTCAAAATTGGATCATTCTCAACTTCTTCTTCTGTAAAGACTGCACGACTACCTTCGCTTGCTATAAATGATATATCATCACTATTCATAACGGTATAGTATGTAGCGCCTAAAATAGTACGTCTGGCTACATAAGTGTACTTCATAAACCTAGAAGGTAGGTCAATCAAAAGAATACCAAACTGCTCTGTCTTGTCAGATATAACCAATTCTTCCCCAAACAATCCTAGTACATTATTGACTTGTTCTAAGAACGTCAGTTCCCCAATATCATAAACTTTAACCTTAGTTAGATTAGATACTTGAACTCCATCAGGAGTGAAGATTGCCTCTGTTATTTCAATCTGTCTTTTGCCTTCTGAATAGCCAAAAGGAAGGAAAAACTGAACTTCCCCCCAACTGTCAAAGTGGTAGTAGTGCTTTCTTCCGAAAAAGTCTCCTACAACGTCTGTTACCCTTAACTTGAATCTTTCGTTAAACTTGTTAATATCCATTAGTTAGCTTCCTTTTCAATGAGTACATAATACTCTTTATCTTTCCAAGTGAACTTATCACGTTCAAATCCTCTTGATTCAAGATTTTTGAAAGAGTAATCAACCTCGCTATTATATTCTAGCAATGGAACAAAATACCTCACGTTCCCTTTGACGATTTCAACCCCTTCTATATCTGCTTCCAAGAAAAGATAGATTTTTGCAGATTCGTCCATTTCAATATCATCATCTGCTACACTATCAAGGTCAATCCCTTGTTGGTTTAAGTAATGTTCCAAAGCGTTGAAACATTGCCATTTTTCTCTAGTAAACATGATTTACTCCAATTCTAGCCAAAGATAGCAATTCCGTAGCTTCTCAACAAGTAGAAAGCCACAAAGATAAGCGCAATCGTGATGATCCATTTTACAACCGTACCTACAGCTTTAAACACCCAAGCTAAAAGCATTGAGCCTACAAGCCATGATAGAGGCGTATAGGTACTGATATAACGTAGTGTTTCTAGGCTATAAGCCTGTAAAAAAGGTGGTATCGTCACATTGTGTTTCATAAGCAAAATATGTGCATTTGTTTGTAGCCACGCAAATACCCCTAAGTTATAAGCGATAAGCCCTGCTTGGTAAGGGTTGCGTTTGATATAGCGTTTTACTGTTTTAATCATTTTCATTCTCCTTAATGAATTATTTATTATTCTGTTTTAGCCAAATTTCCAATGGTTCAAGAAAATCTTCCCATTCGTTAGTCCTAAAAGCATACCCAAAGAACTCGTAAGCCTCTACAATGCCATCTAGTTTTTGTTCCCCATTGCTTTTTGTGACTGTAAAGCTACAATTTTCTTCTTCACTATCACAACTGAATTTTGCAACCATTTCCCCACTGATTGCCTTGATTTCCAATGACGCATTCTCACAGTTTTCAAAATAATCTTCATAAAGCTCTATATTTGCTTCATGGATATTTTTTGCTTCCATAACTTTCTGGATTTCATCAAGTAGTCCATAAACTTTTTGTTTTATGGTTTCCTCAATGTATTTTTCAAGGTATTCTTCCATTTGTGCTTCCGTAAACACCCCCATTAAACATTCCATACATTCCATACCAAACACTCTATGAGGTACATTCTGCGAAAAAACAAACACACTTTCGCCAAACGTTCTAGGAGGATCAAATAGGTCAATCTTCCCATTTTTAACTCCTCTTTGGAATAACACCAAAGCGTCTGAACCGTCTTGCTTAATAATCTTTGTTACCTTTTCTTCTAAGTCACCATATTGATAATTGCTAATTAGTTCAACCCATTCAAAGCCATGTGTATCAATGTTTTCAGAATATAAACTGTCTATAAAGAGTTCAGTAAGTTTAGCCATAGTTGTTTTCTCCATTTCTTTGTTTATGATTATATTATACACCTTTTTTAATACTTGTCAACACTTTTTGCTTATTTTTTTGCGCTTTTTTATTATTTTTTTGTGTTATCCTAAAACAAACCCCCAAAGGAGCTGTTCCTCTGGGAGTTATATGCTTATTCTTTGTCTAGGAGCTTCAATTCCAAGTTAGCAAGATAGCGCAAGTGTTTCATAGTCACTACACAATCTCTATCAAAATACCATTCCCAAAAACGTTTTGTTGCCCTGCCATACTTCCAATAAAATTCCGTTCCTATCACTTCTCCAAGAACGGTATCATCAGATAGTTTCTTAGTTTCTGTCAAAAAATCTTCAATAGTTTCTCTCATGGTTATTCCTTCCCTTCTATTTTCAATCCAATGTATTTATTCCAAGCAGACACCATCTGTTCTTCTGCTGTAGTCAATTTTGGTTGTTTGGTAATTGCAAGTATTTCTTCGATTTTCTGTACTATTTTTTCATTGTCGCTATGTTCAGCTAGTAGTTCTTCAAGTTTTGAATGGAGTTTTCTTAAAGAATCCTCATGGTGATTTCTTACAGTTTTTAATATATTTTCAAACTGACGTTCTGCTCCATGCAATTCAGAAAATGACGTTTTTGCTACTTGCAAATCTCCTAAAGTGCTTGTTAATTTCTCTGCTCTTAAAATATCTTCTTTAAAATCTATTTTGAACGTATAAATAGCTTTTGTATCAACATTTAATCTTCGCAAGCTAATATATTCTATTGCGCCACGCATTTCTCCTTTAACACTTTTATAAGTTGCTACTGCTTGTTCTAACTCTTTTGCAAGTTCTAGTTTCTTACTCAACCATGAACTGTTTTTATCAACCTCTGCAACATTCAAGAAACGCTCAATAACACTAGGTAGGATATTCTCGATTTTTGCGTTGATCTCTTGAATATAGGTGTCTGCTTTTACTTTTTCTTGTTCAAGCCATGCTATATAGTCAGAAACACGCTCAATAACCTCTTTATAACTAATCGCTTTTCTTAACCTGTCCTGCATTTCCCCTGATACATACAAGCGTAAAATACCCAAGTCGTCTTTTTCTAAGGTTAATTTTCTAATGGCTTCAATATCTTCTTCTGCTGTACCTTCATATTCTGTAGTCTTTATTCCCACATGAATCAAATTGTCTTTAACATAGACAAAGCAATGCCCTACCTCAGTATATTCATTAGCAATACCTTCCAAAGTAATCTCCAAAGCACGATTTAGGTTGGCTTCTGTTAGGTATTCATCAGATACACCTGTTTCTTTTGCAAAACCTTTACACAATTCCCAATCAACTTCTACAGGAACGCTTGCGACTGAGTAATTGTCTTTAATCTGTACTTTTAGTTGCTCTAACTCGTCTTTATCCTTGTCTGTAAATAGGTTGGCTACCTCGTCTTTTTCAACTAGCTTCTCATAGGTAATCAAGACATCATACTTAGCGTCTGCCTCAAAATTATCTTTGACATCATCAACCTCTATATCTTCTGGGAAATTTTCTTTTGTAAAGATTATTTCTTCGTAATCTTTAGTGTTTATAAGCACTAATTCGCCATTTTCAAGTTTAATATCCCAAAATCTATCTACATAGTATTCGCAATCTAAATCTACTATCCCATCTGTAGCAAAATATCCACCATCATAATTATAATTAGAACTAAACGTATCTACCCAATGCCCGTACTCATATTCGTCCTCATATTTGTAAAATTCCCTTGTGCAAAATGAGAAAGTCTGGCTATCTTCCTGCGATAAGTAAGCGATTCCCTTGTCTATTTTGACATCATTCACGGTTGACGTGTCAATATTTCCTATTTCTAACTTAACCTTATAGAGATTATTCTTATCGAACTCCAAAATTGTTTCAAAAGCCATTATGCTTCTCCTTGTTTTTTTATATGTATTTTTAGTATATCTCTTTTTTTCTTGATTTAGTGAACAGGCTTATTTACAAACTACTCTACTACATTCCTTCCTAATTTGCTCTTATCCCCCTCTCTTTTGCCCTCTGTCGCATTTTATAACACTCCACCTAGAATTATGCCCCTTTACTTCAAAATGGCGCATACGCCCTTATATGAGTTCTCAGGAATACAAATAAAAAGCTCTGCTTTATGCAGAACTTTTTTCTATACTTTTTTCTATACTTTTTTCTATTGTCGCTTCACAATGAAATTTACTGTTGAACCATCTTCATTCATCTGTTCAGCAACTTCTTTAACTTCCATGTTATCTCCTAGATAAGCAAGGTAGTTTTCCAATTCTAAGCCACTTTTTGTTACAACTGTCTTGAATTTTCCGTATAAATCTTCTGGGATAGATTCATTTTTCCCATTATTGATCGCCATTAGGTAATAACCACACTTAACACCTACTGTAAGCATAAGTTCTAAGAATTGCTTCACGCCTTCTGCTCCAATAAAGTGATATAGGTTTTCTAGGGGCATAATTTGAACAATCACTTTTTCAATATGAGGTTTCTTTTCTAGCTTTCCTGCCTCATAAAGTTCAAGCATATTATAGTTACGTCTAACTTCGTCCATAACATTAAATAGTTCTTTGCCTACCTTTTCTGCTACTTGTTCTGGCGAAAAATCCTGCTCTAACTTTTGCAGATTGACTGCAACTGAGCGTTTAATAGGCAATTCACACTTTAAGTCCTTATTGTCAACTTCGTTGATTTTCTTTGCATAGAATACAGGAAAATCTTGCTCTGTCAAAACTAGTTCTTTTAGTGTTTCAAGTTTCTTAGTCGTCATAGTGTTCCCCTACCATTTCATAACCTGTTTTACGGATATTGGCAAAGACAACAATAACAATAAAGACTAGATACACAATGTATTCAACACGACTATTTAACATTTCTTCTAGCGTTCCCACTTCGATCAATTTCATGATTGAGAACCCAAATAGCAAGAATACATAGAACAACATAAAGGTCAAGAACCCTTCTAAGACTTTCTGAACCTTTTGATTTTTAAATCGGCTAACCCAACCACTAGCAACTAGAAACATGATTGTAATTGACGCTACGTTAATAAATGACATTCTATTCCCCTTCCTTTATTTTACTGCACAGTTCTTAGGCAAAGTACGTTTTGGTAAATCTTTTGGTGCTTTTGCCTCTAGCTTGTCTGCTTGTTCACGCAAAGACAAGTCATTGCTATTCCCAAGCACGATAGCAGGAACTACAAGAGTAACTACAGAAGCTACTAATACAACTAAAAACATGATTTTCTTTTTCATCTTTTCCTCTTTTCTTAATTTTCGTCTAAAATGACACGTTTAGAGAAGCCATTTTCAAATAGGAACGTCCAATCCTCACGGATTTCTTTCTCAGTCAAATAAATCTCGTCTGTAGAAAGCATATCATTGTATGTTTTCATCATGATTTTTCCGTCCGTTTGTTTAACCAATACGTTAGGATATTTCCCATAGTTAAACATAGCAGTTTCATATAGGATTTCTTCGACTTCTGGGAACAGTTCGCCTTTCCAGATCAACATGAACTCGTCCTGATGATTATCAACCCACTCAACTACTTCCTGAGTGCCTTCAACATTCAATGAGCTATATGCTTTCAAGAACCCTACAGAACGGTCAGCATTTGCCAACCATTCCATAAAGCTATCAGGAACAACAATCTTATTTTCTTCAAGAGGCTGTTCTTCTAACGTTTCTTGATTGTTTAAAGATTCTTCGTTTAAAGGATTTTCTTCAAGTTCAACCTCAACCACAGGGATTTCACTTGGTTGTTCCAAAACTTCTTTTGGACGTTCTGAAATATCAATACCATCTTCCCCTACGATTACATGAATATCTTTCCCATTGCCATAAATATTTTTATATTTACTTTCATGAGCAGGATTTTTTTCCACCTTATCTTTCCGTTTTGAACGTTTCCGTTTCTTCTGTTCAGGGAGAACCTTAATCAATCCCATAGTTATTTACCTTCTTTCTTTTTTTGAAAACCAAACCCTAAAGCAAGCGTCATAGCCATTCCAACAAAAGTCAATACACTTTCTTGTGTGCCTGTTTTTGGCAACTGTTTGTGACTGATAGTTTTTGGTGCTTCGTAAGTTTGTAGGACACCTTCGTTTACTACATCAACAAATTTAGCTCCGTTTTGCACTTCAACTTTCACGTTAGTTTGAGTTTTAGTTTGAGTTTGAGCTACGTTTTGAGTTACATAGTCAACCACATTCCCTGTTGTAGATACAACTGGAACAGTTTGAATACCTTGTTTTGCCAATTCTTCACGTTTACGTTCCAATTCAACTTGTTTCTTAGCTTCTTCTTGGCTTTCAAAACGTTGTTTCAATGTTTCATAAACTGTCTTAGCTTCATCACGTTTAGCTTTCAACTCTGCCAACTTACCTTGTTCAGTTTCAAGGAGTTTCTTAGCTTCTGCAAGCTCTTGTTGAGCTGTTTCAAGTCCTTTTTTAGCCTCTGCCAATTTAGCAGGCGCACTTTCTAGGGCTTTCACACGGTCTTTCGCTTCTGCAATAAGTTGTTTAGCTGTTTCAACGTCTTGTTGAGCTGTTTCTAGCCCTTTTTCAGCAGTTTTAAGGTCTTTTTCTGCTTGTACCAACTTCCCAATCTCATTATCAAGTTTAGCTTGTTTATTGTTCAGGATAGTTTGTTTTGCAGAAAGAATATCTTTTGCTGTTTGTAGGTTAGCTTCTTTTACCTTAATATCAGCGTCAAGGTCACGAACTGCTTTCTGGGCTGTTTCGTTTTCATTAGTAGATTTTACCAAGTCGTCTAAGGCTTTGTCAAGATTTGCCTGAGCTTCTGGTGTTTTCACTTTCACAGCTTTTTTCTGAGCTAGTGTTTTTTCAGCAAGTGACAATTCTTTGTCTGATTGCTCCTTGTTTTGTTGAGCGTTTTTAAGGTCTGTTTCTGTTTTATCAAAAACTGCCAACGCTTTATCTAGTTCATCTTTAGCTTTGTTGTATCGTGCTTGAATGACTTCTTTTGTATTAGGGTTGTTGATAGCTGTCTTATCAAACGTAGAACCCTCACGGATAAGGCTTTCAGCTACCGTAATCAAGTGAACCCCTGTCGCATTTTTGCGTGAAGATAGAGCAATACCCATGTATTGTTTCTTATCTTCCATAGAGGTAACGCCTGATACTGAGCCTGCGTGTTCCCACTCCATACCATTGTATAGATAGTCAACAAAGGCTTCATAAATCATTTCTTTAGCACGGTTCATTGTAACCGTTGGACGACTACCATAGAGGGTGTTCATGTTTTCATAGAATTGCCCCTCAAATAGTCCATTTTTTCGTGCTAGTTCTTTGATAGCTTCCTTGTCATGACCTTCTGAGATAACTTTATCCCAATCCCAATTATCAGCAACATAACGGTCTGCAACTTCATCAGCAAAGTTCACAGCCCCTTTAGAGATTGTTACTTTACTTGTTCCAAACGCTTCACGGATTTGGTTCAAAAGGTCGTTAGCAAAGAAATTCAACTCCATCTTTTGTTCATCTGTCAATGAACCTAGTGTTAAAGTAATGCCATTATCATTAGCATTAGAGTTGAATTTGTTCAAGCCAACCAATTTGTCATTCATAGCTTTTAGGCGTTGTTCAGCTTCTTCACGCTTCTTGTCGCCTGCTTCACTTAAATCATCAAAGTTTTTGTAGGCTTTAAGTGCCTCAATGTACTCAGCAGGAACTACAAGAGTGTTAGTTGCGTTAAGGTCTGCTTCTGCCTTAGAAAAGTCTGCTTTTTTATCAGCAAGAACGTTCTTAGCTTCTGTATTTTCATTGGTAACTTTTTCCAACGTACCTTTAGCTAGGTCATTAGCATTTTTCTTAGTTGCTACCACTTGTTCAGCGTCTTTGATTTCATCTGAACGTTGTTGATCTTCTTTTTGAGCGTCTTTAAGTGTTTCTTTAGCAGTTGCTACTTTCTTTTCATCATCTACTTTCTTAGCCTGCGTTTGTTTAGCTGTTTCAATGATTTCTTTAGCACCAGTACCGTCAAGAGTTTCTTGCGCTTGTTTAACTTTAGCTTTTGCGTCATTTACTTCATTTTGAGCATTGTTGACTTCATTTTGAGCAGTTTCTACTGATTTCTTTTCTGTAGCAACTTTATCTGTTGCGCTATCTACTTCATGTTTCTTTTCTTCAACTGTAGATTTCTTAGTTTCAAGTTCATTATTGAACTTGCTAACTTCATCTTTAGCGTCTTTGATATGTTCTGGTGTTGCGTCTTTAACTAACGCTTCTGCACCTTTTACTTGTTCATTAGCATTTTGTTCTGAGATAGTTTTTTTAGTAACATTTTGTTCTTGTTGCTTCACAATAGCTTCTTGCTCGTCAACATTTTTTTGTGTTTGTGTAGCTGTTACTTCTGCTGTAGCTACCTGTTCCCCTGTTACTGCTTCGTTGTGAGCTGTAACTGTTGTGTTAGCTGTTTCAACTGAAACTTCATTAGCGTTAGCAACTTGTGTTCCTACTGAACCAAGAGCTGTAAGTGTTGTGATTGTTGCGATTGTTTGTTTTTTATCCATGAGATAAACCTCTTTTTCTTTTATTTTTTTGCTCTTTTGAGCTGTTTATAGTTATATTATACACCTTGTTTTTTATTTGTCAAGACTTTTTTTTAATTTTTTTATTATTTTTTTATGTTTTTATTTTAAAGCTAGAAAAAACACACAAAAAAGAGGGCTAAACCCCCTTTTGTTATATGAGCTTAATATCAATATCAGCCATCTATTTATTCCTGTCCTTCCATCTTCAAACCGATATATTTATTCCAAGCAGACACCATTTCTTCTTCTGCTGTAATAACTTTAGGCTGTTTAGTAAGCGCTAGTGCTTCTTCGATTTCTTGCGCCATCTTTTCATTGTCGCTATGTTCACTAAGTAGTTTTTCAAGACTTGAACGGATTTCTCTAAGAACCAATGAGCCAGTTCCTGATTCCATTTTCAACGCTTCTTCAAACTTAATTTCTGCCACCTGCAACATAGAAAATGATGATTTTCCTACTTGCAAGTCTCCTAAAACGGTTGTCAAAAATCCAACGCCTGCTCTTAAAGAAGCTCTCGTTGAAATATCTAAGTCAAGTAGTTCACTAGCTGTTGTATCAACATTCAATCTCTTTAAGCTATCATTTTCTAGTGCATGACGCACTTCTCGTTTAGCACTTAAATAGGTTTTTACTGCTTCTTCTAACTCTTTTGCAAGCCCTAGTTTCTTAACAATCCATTCTTTGTTTTTATCAACCTCTGAAAGATTTAAGATACGCTCCATCAGGCTAGGCAAGATATTCTTAATCTTTGCATTGATTTCTTGAATATAGGTATCTGCTTTTACTTTTTCTTGCTTGAACCATGTTACATAACTCCAAGTTCGTGTAATAACTTCTTTGTAGTCACTAGCCTTGCTCAAATCATCTTGCATTTCTCCTGATACATACAAGCGTAAAATACCTAATTCATCTTCCTCTAAGGTTAATTTGCCAATCGTTTCAATATCTTCTTCTGCTGTATCTTCGTATTCTGCAATATTCGTTCCAACATGGATCAAATTGTCTTTAATCAGGACGAAACAGTCTCCTACATTAGTGTACTCACTAGCAATATCTTCTAAAGCAAGTTCCAAAGCACGATTTAGGTTGGCTTCTGTTAGGTATTCATCAGATACACCTGTTTCTTTTGCAAAACCTTTACATAGTTCCCAATCTACTTCTACAGGAAGGCTTGCGACTGAGTAGTAGTTGTCTTTAATATCTACTTTCAATCGTTCCAACTCGTCCTTGTCACTATCTGAGAATAAATTGTCTAGCTCGTCTTTTTCTACTAGCTCTAGGACATCTGAATAGTCCTCTAATCCTCTAGTAAAAGGGAAATCACGTTCAATTTCATCATAGTTGATATTAAAGTTCATGCCATTTAGTTCAAAAGAGCAATTTACTTTTGCAGAATAGTTTACATAATATGACCTTACGGTTTGGTTGTAGTATTTTCTTGCTTTTTCATCATAGACGGTTACATTATCTAGGATAGCTTGCTCAATAACTTCTTTGATTGCGTCATCACATTCTCGGTTCTTCACGTCCTCAACTGTTATCAAACCATTGCCATAGTGCTTCACATACCATTCAGCAAGTTTTTCTAAGTCTGCGTCACTTAATTCCACGTCAGGAATATCAATCCCTGTTCCGTAGTTAGAATCAATATCCAAATTATGACAATCTAAGGTAATTGAGTTAGCTTTCTTCCCCTCGTCCTCTAGTTTTTCATAGGTAATCAGAACATCATATTTAGCGTCTGTCTCAAAATCATCTTTGACATCATAAACGTCCAATCCTTCTGGGAAACGTTCATTATCAAATTCCATTTCTTCATAATCGCCATCATTTCCGACTAATAACTCTCCATTGTCTAAGCCGATACTCCAAAATCTATCAACGCTGTAGTCACAACTCCAACTCCCTCTATTTTCTCGGAAAAGACTACCACCATTATAGTCACCACCTCTATAGTCATCTTCCCATACATCTACTTCATGTTCGCCCTCTGCACTATAATATTCTCGAACATTGAAAGCATAGTCTGTTTCACTAACCTTCTCCAAACTAGCGATTTCCTCGTCTAGTTCGACATCATCAACGGTTGACGTGTCAATATTCGCAACTTCAAATTTTACTTTGTAACGGTTGCCTTCCCCAAATTCAAGTATTGTTTCAAAAGCCATTATGCTTCTCCTTTATTTTTTTATATGTATCTTTAGTATATCCCCTTTCCCCCTTTTTTTGTGAACAGGCTCATTTATAAAAAAGAAGCCTTAATAGGCTTCCGTGAAATTATTTTCTCTTTTTCTTTTGTGGTCTATCAAATAAATACCTGATAAATAGATAAATATAGGTGCAAAATAAGATAGATACCCCAAGTAATGTACTATCTGAGCTTTCATGTTGATAAACAAGATACATAGCCCCTGTATTGACTAGCAACAATAAGAGCTTAAATCTCATGCCCTGCTTATTCATGTTTCTCTATAGCCTCTTTGATTAGTTCCTCGGCAAATTTATAATCAATAGGCTCTATATTCGTAAAGATAAAACGATAAACTCTAGTTCGCAACTTTTGAACTGCCTTATCATCTAGCTTAATAAGTGCAGGGCGTACAACTGCTTCATTCTTCTTCTTAGCTTTCAAAACGGATAGAAAAAGATTCAGTTCTTCTAGTTCTGCATGATTCAACACATAACGCTTAAAGATAGACTTCTGATTGTTGTAGTATTTCTTTGCTTGATATTTAGGATTGTTCTTGTTTTTCAGATAGAATCTTCGTTGCGCTTCTCTATGCCACTTACGGACTTCCTCTCGGTTGTTTTCTCGGTATCTGCGTTGAATTTCTAATACCTTGTCATAATGCTTTCTAAAATAACGTCTTGCAACTTCTGGATATGCTTTTGGAGTGTCATTGTTTCTTGTAATTTCTTTCGTAGTCATATAATAACCTTTCTCTTTCTTTTTTTCTATTTTCTCTCACAAGCTGTCTATATTCTGCACTCAGCAAAGTTATAGTGTTTGTGGTGTCCTCTATTTTAGGGTTGTAGCCCCTTGCTACCATTTTAAGGATAAGCATTTCACTATCATTGAAATAGTCCTCTAGCTCGTCTAATATCGGTTCGCAAGGAACGATATATAGATCAACGTGTTTTTTTACCAGTTCTGAAAAGACTTTGTTCTTAGTCTCTTTAAACTGCTCACTAATTCTTTTCCTAAAAATACTAATCGCAAGCATTTCATCAGGCGTTCGTTGTTCATTTCCGTACCTTGCTTCTCGATTCAATTTCAGGATATAGCGTATATCATCATCTGGAAGCACTCGTAGTAATATACTTACCATTCTGTAGTTAGGTAAACTATTTATCCTTCGTGCTTTATTGATTTCTATAGCTATATCTTTTACCTTCTCAACGTCTAGCCCACTATATTTACTCAGATGATTTGCCATTGGTATTCTAGGTGTTGTGTGTGGTTTTGCTATTTCAAATAAGCGTCTTACCACTATATCTTCTTTTTTAGCCATGTTTATACTATGCACCGTTCTTTTCAATGAGACAAATAGCTATCCTCTTGATAATCCCTGCTTTATAGCTTCCCCAACATATTTCATTTCCTCGTCACTTATCCCAATATTTTTATCAGGAACTATTCCATGAAAATCATTGTGATTTTGATAAGCAAGGTCAGTAATCTCTAGTCTCAGCTTATTGATATTCTGTTCCTCTGTTAAAGATAGCAACTGACTTCTGTTCAAATCATCATCTATTGCAATAACTGTTTTCCCTTTTACTGTCGCCAGTTGTTCCTTGATTGCTTTTAATTTCCCTTCTACTACCATTCCTTTAATTCTAAAGTAGGGAAACTCCTTAATTTTTAGATACTTATTGATAGCGTTGCTTTCTTCTTCCCAAGTTGAAACCCAATGGACTTGAACAGCGTCCATGCTTGAAAGTTCTTTTACCCACTCCAAAACATCTGTCCTTACAGCCCATCTTCCCCAAGAGTGTGAAATAATTTCGTACTCCCCAATAGGTTCTTTATTTGGGTTAAGCACCCCATCAATATCAAGAAGAATATGTACTTTTGCTTCCTTCTTAAAAATTCTTTGAACTATCTCTCTTATCTTCATAATTTACCCCTCTATATAGACAACTTCAACAATATTCACTTTATGTTGTTGCCTTGCTCCTGAGATACGCCATTGCAACTGTCTATAGTCATTGTACTCTCCACTTCCTGCTTGCTTTGGATCAAGTACAATCATAGTATCAAAACGATACTGCAAGCCATCTACACCAGTTCCCATGACCTGCGCTGTCGCAATTAAGTTAGAACTAGTTAAGTGGTCTATCTTTTTATCGCCAGTCCATAAGCCTAAAGAATTGCCTTTAAAGTGTTCATACATTGCCCTTGCTACTCTCTTACTTCCACAAACGACAACTACCCCACCAGTCAGCCCTTCTTTTCGGTTGAATGACCTCTCTAACATTCCCCCTGCCATTTCCATTACAGGACTAATCTTAGTGCTATCTACAGTCAGCTTGCCATCTTCAATGATAACCTCTGCTTGTCTCAGTAAGCGTTCCGTGTGCTTGTTAGACATTGAGCCTTTACCCATAACATAATCGCCATCTACTCCTAAGACATTGAACTTTCTAAAACTTTCTAGTTTTTCTTTGTTCTTCTCAGGAATTAAAACACGCTTTCGGTAAAGCTCCTTTGGGAAACCGTTATTTAGTACAGCTTTCTCTACGCTCTCGATCTCCTCACAACACATGAAATTTCCACGGTTGTCTAGTTGAGCAATATAGCTCTCGTAGTCTGCAAAATCCTTCCACTTTGACTTAATAGATGAATAAGCGTTATAGGTCAATGTTCCCCACTTCAATAGCCATTCTTGTCTATTGGAAGGTTCTTGTGTCTTGAAGAAGGTCTTTTCAAGGGGGTAAAAATTCTCCCCTTTTCGTCTAATAGGAGTTGCAGATAAGCCGATAGTGTACTTTCTCTGGATATGGAGATAGTCCTTACAGGTCTGATTGCTACACATATCCTGCCATTCATCTATGACAAGTACATCATAGTCCAATTCTGCTCTCAACTGCTTCACGTTTTCGTGCAATTCTACATATTTTGGATTCTGTCTATAGAGCTTTCGCACCCCTATTTTTTTACGAAGCGTTTTAAGCCCCTTCTCAGCCTCTCTAAGAGCGTTTGCCTTCGACCTTAACCATTTATCGGTTTTGACCGTAAAAGCCACAGGATAGCCCAAATTTAGCTCCTGTGCGTCCTTCTCCCAACCATTGAGTATAGCTGTCTTATTATTCAAGATCAAAACACGTTCTGCTTTCTTATCCTGAATAATTGCCATTGTAGCAATCGTCTTACCACGTCCACCTAGTGCTTCAAGGAAAATACCGTCTATCTCCCTTCTACTGCGAACAAGAGCCGACTTCTGCCACGGGCGTAGTTCTACAACTTCTTCGCCTCTTAAAATCATTCCTTTGAAGCCTTTCTACAGTTTTATATTTATATTATACACCTTTTATGTTTATTGTCAACTGCATAATAAAAAGCCTATGATTGCTCATAGACTTCCTCTGGTCTTTTTACTTATTCACTAGCTCTTTTAATGCTGTTCCTGATTTAAAAACAGGCGCTTTACTAGACTTAATGACAATAGCTTCTCCTGTTTGTGGATTTCGCCCTTTACGTTCTGCACGAATCCGAACCTCAAAATTGCCTATCCCACGCAACTGAACTTTCTCCCCTTTTGATAAGTATTCTCCAATCTTATCAAAAATATACTCAACTGCCTCTTTAGCTCTAGGTACAGTAAAGTTCAAGTCAGAACTCATAGAAATATAAATATCTCTTTTTGATTTCATGTTTACACCCCCTTCACTAAATAACGTACACCTATTATACCACTTTACCCTTTATTTTTAAAGCTCCTTCTTCCTTTTTTGTAACGGTTTTATACGTTTCTTTCAAGTGTTCATCATACAAAAAATGGTAGGGAGAACCACAACGAACTACCTACCATTTTTATAAAGAAAATTAAGTTTTTTCTCCGTTAGGAGAATATCTCAGGAGTTTTGGCAAGAAACGCAACATCTTACCAGAACTATTAAGGATTATAGCATACAATCAAATAAATTACAACCCCATAATTAAAAAAAGCAAACTATATAGTCTGCTTTTATGATTTATGCTAGTTTTTTCTGCGTGGACGTTTCAAGAATCCGAAACCAGACGTAAGCATAGTGATACCTGTTACTACCATTGGGATACTTTCTTCAACCCCTGTATTTGGAAGTCGTGTGATTTTCCCATCTTTTTCTTTGATAGTTACTGTACCGTCTTTTTCTACTTTGCCCCCTAGTTCTTCTGGCGCAACTTTACGTTCTTCCCCTGTTGAAGTGTCTTTAACAATAACTTTTCCATTATCTGTTCCTGTTACTGTTCCTTTGTTAGTTTCAATAGGTTTAGTGTTTTGGACTGTTGGATCAACGACTGGAAGGTTTGTGTAGTCCTTCTTATCTTCGGTAGAAGGTTTTGTTTCCTCTGGTTTTACCTCAGATGGTTTCTTATCTTCCGTAGTTGGTTTTGTTTCTTCGGTAGATGGCTTAGCTTCTTCCGTTGAAGGTTTTGCTTCTTCGGTAGAAGGTTTTGTTTCTTCCGTAGATGGAACTGGTGGAATTACAGGCGTTTCTGTTCCTTTATCGTCCTTAGATGGCACTGGTACAGCAGGTGTTTCTGTTGCTTTCTTGCCTGTATCTACTGAATCTGCGCTAGGAACTGTAGGCTCAGACGGTTTAGTCTCAGTTACAACTGCGTTTGCGTTTGCGTTTCCATCATCTGCAAAAGTTGAAGGCGCATTTACGATTGAGAACAATACTCCTGCGCAAGCGAGGGTTACAAGTGTTTTCTTTGACGTCATAAGAAAATCTCCTTTTTCTTTATTTAAAATAGTCACGAATAATAAAATCTAGGGTTTTTGTGTTGGTCTTAAACCCCTGTTCTTCTTTTACACGGTTAAATTCTTCCACCAGTTCTCTTGGAACTTTCCAACCATATACTGTCAGGTCTTTTGCCACCAATACATTCCCCCTTTCTTTTTCTTAAACGCACCTTAATTATACCACAACATATTTCCTTTTACTAGTATTTTTACTAGTTTTTTAAAATAAAAAAAGAGGGAAGAACCCTCTCTTTGTTATTGTAAACTAGGTAGAATCAACCACCCAATGATTCCTGCTAAAACTGCTACCCCAAAGGCTGGGATTGCTTTTTTCCAATCATGTTTTCTAGCCCAGTTTACGCCTAGAACGATTGAAAGTAGGAGAAGTCCAAGCAAAGCAAATTGTGTCATACCAATCATATCGCCTGATACTTCTTTCCCTGCTTCGTTAATCTGAGTTTTACCTTTGATATTTTGAAGTTGGTTTTTTAGGCTAGGATCAAAATTCCCACCTACTAAAAGTTGCAATTTATTAAACATTGGTTAATACCTTTCTTTTTCTTTTATATAACTAATTATACCATATAGTTTTATTTTCGTGTTTTGTTTCTCTTATTTTTTGGGAAACGTAGAGGTTTTTTTATAGGTTTCATGGTATCTTTGCGTGTAATTTGTGGAACTGTTGGAGAATAAACATCTTTAACAACTGGTGTTTTTACTGGTTTCTCTTGGTTCACAATAGTTGGTTTAATTTTACCTTCACGTTTTGGTGTTAAAGGTTTTTCATTAACTGTAGGAACTTTTCCACCAGTACCCAATGGTTGAGGTTTTTTCGCTCTACGATTATCAACATAATCTTTAAGTCTGCCTTTATTCTTCACAACAGCTTGTCTAATCGGACTTTGAGGAGCTACAGCTTTTCCTACGCCTCGTCCTACTTTTGAAACGCCATCAAAGGCTTTGTTTGTCTGATTAGTCAATCCGTGCATACCAATAGCAGACATTGAGGCTGTCGTTACAGTTCTAGCAACTTGAAGCCCAATTCCTGCTCCTTTACCTGCAACTGACATAACTTTATCAAACTTCGTCTTAGATTTTGGAACATTTGGTAAACCTTTACCATTTGTTACTGGATTGCCACGTTTATTAGGAGTAGTTGGCATACCGTTAGGATTTGTAGGTTTACCTTCGCCAACATGAGTTCTGCCACGTCCTTTACCCACAATTCCTTCTGGCTTAATAGGGTTTCCGTTTTCGTCAAAAGATACCCCTTCTGGCTTGATAGGTTTTCCATCTTCGCCAATACGGTTTCCTTGTTCGTCAAAACGTTCTTCTCCAAGTCCTTGACGGAATGGACTACGTTTCTTTTCTTCTTCCGTAAGTTCTCTACGGTTTCCGTTTTCATCAAACAATTCATCTGGATCATTTGGTTCATCATAGCCATTTGGAGAATAAGAGTTGTTAGGGTTACTATCGTCAATATCTGACGTAGGACTAGCTCCTAAACCGTCAATACCGTTACCAAAGCTATTCTTAACGCCACCAATTCTTTGTTGAAGGTCTTGTTTAGCACCTAGCAAGCCACCTGTCGCAAGTCCTAGCAAAGCACCTGCTCCAAAGCCTGAATCTTGATAGATAATGCTATCTAAACCATAGCGCCCGAACAACCAACCCTTGATTGCAAGGCGTACCACGTCAAACATATAGACTAGTCCAACAATCAATGAGATTTTCTTATCTGCCACTTGGACGAACGGATAAGTCAAAATCCATGCTACACAAAGAACTCCAAGTCCTACTCCGAATCCACCTGCTGTACCAAGAGCCGAATCACTTAGTATTTTAGAAGCCTCTGTAATGATACTTGCTCCAAACTGGAAGGTTGTAGGAATGAAGGTTACAATCAAGCCCCAGAACCACGTTAGGATTGAATAGTAAATAGCGTTCGACCATGAGCCTTTTAGCCCTGCAAACATAGCCTTCCAACGTCCTACAATATAGTCTGTAATACTGATTGTAGCAAGTGTCTTGACATAAGTGAACAAGATCATTGTGTAAGCAAGAGTGATAAAGAACCCACTAATCTTCATTGAGGCAATATCATCTGACTTCTGAGGAGTGATAAACCTATTGTAGATAAATGGTGTCTTAGAACTTGACTTACCTTTACCTGAATCTGAGTGGTTAAGGTTACTTGCGTAGTAACGCAACTCAGTTTCTTTAAGTTGTGACTGCAAAAGGAACACTACTGATTGGTTTGAAAGTTGCAAGTCTGCAACGTCCATATCTGACTTAGTTCCCATGTACTTGTTTATTAAAGCAAGGTTGTAGGCATTGATATATTTCCAATAGAAATAATGTTCTCGTCCTACTGACTTGTACCCTGTTCCATCTTCGCTCTCTGGTGGAGCTGTTACGGTTTCAGGGGCTTTATCATCATCTTCTAGGTTAGAACCTTGTTGTTTTCTAAGGTTTGCAATCTGTGTAGATTTCCCTGCACCATACATATAAGTTGAAGGGCGTTCTGTGATCGCATTATTATTTGTGTTAGCACCGTAAAGGTAAGTCCACGGTTGAGATAGTGTTACAGGAGTTGCTTCCCAATACACACCATAGAACCCAATATAGAACCCTTTTTTATAATTTGGAGCTTTTGCGTCTGACGTTCCTGATAGATAAGCTAACTCTGTTGACTTGTTTTCATCACTTGCGCTTTCGCTTTCTTCTTCCTGACGCTTAATACTTGCGTCATTTTGAGTGAAGATATAAGGATAACCGTCAAATTGATAACCAACTGGTATAAAATCAGCAGACTGTTGAGAACCCCCACTAATTTTAAGCATTGGCGCACCGTAGATAGTGAACTTAGTTTTTTCTTTATGTTCTCCCTCAATTCGGTAGTTCATAAAGCCATTTTTAACAAAACTAGAAGGAAGGTCATTTGAAGCAACTGAATTTCCTGTCCTATTTACGTTAGCTAGTTTACTTGCTTGTGCAATACCACTTAGATAGGTGTTGACATCAAAGGTTGCCCCTTGTGTGTTATGTTGACTTAAATCAGCAGATAGCTCTGAACCAAGTTTAGCTTCGATACGTTGGTTTAGGTCTTTGATTTGCTTAGAGGTCATAGCCCAACTATCAATATCAATATCGTCTTTATCAATCAATTCTTGATATTTAGGAGAACCGTCTTTCCCTGCAAAGTTATAGGCTTCTCGTAGGTCAAAGTTGTAAGCAACTCCATATTTGAGCATATCTATCTCACTGTCACTTACTTCATCTTGCGCTTTGTACCCTGCTTCGCCTATCAATGGCATACCAGTAACGATACCTGCTACGATAATCATTACGACTGGTGCAGATATTCTAAAGAACCATTTTGTTATCGTCTGACCGTATTTACCTTTTCTGAATACCATTCGATAAATCAAAGATAACAAACCAAGTAGTAACCAAACTAGGTAGATAAAGTTTTGATAAGCCTGAATAGTCTCAACTATATCAGCAATAGTTTCATTGGTAAATAAGTAGTCCTTAATGTTTATAGCTAAGTTCAGCAACCAGTTTTCTGAACCTGATTCCCCTTTAGCTTTAAAGAATAAAATTCCTATTGGATCGCCAAAGAGATTAACTAACCCTGTAATAAATCCTAAGAAGGCATTTGCTACTGAGTTAAGGACATCAAGAACCATAGATAACAGCCATAGGATAGGAGAAATGATGGTAAGAACAACATTCCCTATAAATCCGTACCAACCGTTGTTATTGTTCCAAATATCCGAAAGAATAGAGCCAATATCATTACTTGTGGTAGAGTTTGTATCTGTTGCTGTTGAACTAACTGAGATAAAGCCCCAACCACCATAGACTTTCAACATATTCGCAAGTGTCTTACCTTCTGGTTGAGGCGCACCTGCCATGTTGATTGAGTTAGGGATATAAGCTCCTTTAGTTTCTCCGTTGCCTGCATAGGCTTTGACTGCCTCGTTAGACTTATAAGCGTCTCCATTTACAAGTACGTTACTTGAAGGAGCAGGATAATACTTGATTTCTCCATAAGAAATATCAATATCCTTGATAGCGTCATCTCCTGAACCCCCCTTAGTGTACATAATGTACGCTAGGAGTGTATTTGTAGAAGGTCTATCCCCTACGTTTGGATATTGGGAAGCGAACTGCTCTGCTTGATTTCTCTGATTCTCTTGCTGTTCTTTCTTTCTATCAGCTTGATTCTGCTTTTTCGCTTGCTTCTTAGTAAGATTAGAGCGAACTGCATAGCTGTTGCCCTTATCAAATTTGTCTCCATTCGTCTTAATATCTGCAACTGGAACAAAGACAACCATTGACGCACTCTGAGCCTTTTTAAATTCGTCAGTAGAGTTAAAATCTTTTTGTTGCCACTCTGAACCTGTCTTTAGATTATTAGACTTAGTTGTTACTGGATAGTAGGCTTTTAGGTCTTTCCCTTCTTTGTCTTTATACCAGTAACCATCATTCGCCTTGTAGAAGGTCTGCATAAAGGCTTCATCTTGACGTGCTAAAGCGTTAGAGGTTTTACTACTACCGATTTCGCTTGCAGAAAAATATCCTACTTGCGTATCGCCTTTACCACCTTGATCGCCTACTGTAAGTGGATAATATTTTTTCTCTCCTGTCGTTACCCCTGCAAGAACAGGCGAACCACCAGAAATATTAAAGTAAGGTATGTAGAATTTCCTTACTCCCCCACTCACGTCTTTAGAATAAACTGCACTAGCAATAGCCCCTCTTAAAGTCTCTGGTTTTTCACTTATTTCAACATTATTGACCTTATTAGGGGGCTGTACTTCTGCTTGTTTATCAATATCATCTGCATAAACAACATGAGGGCTAGATACCATTGCTGTTGCCCCTGTAGAAAACAGTAAGCAGGACAACAATAGTATGTTGCCTAGTTTTTTCTTAAATCTCCTCATAGACTATCTCTATATCCTCCATTCTATTAGGTTTTAGAGCGTAGCGAACCATTTTCTGTTCTTCTTCGTCCTGAATCACTTTTCCTGTGTCTGGTTCAAGCAAACGTGGATAAATCTTAATTTTCTTAGCTTCTTTAAAGCCATCACGTTTCAGTTTAATATCCCCAATTAAAAAGTTTAGGTAGTTATTAAACACTTTCTGAACTTGCCTTGCTCCACCTTTAGAGCTGTCCTTCATATTCGCTATGTAAGAAGATAAGGTTACTGCAAGTGGATAAAATTCTCTTGCTTCCCCAACGTCTAAACCACGAATAAGTTTCCACTCGTATTCTATTTTATCATCAATTAGTATTTCTATGTTCTCTTGCTCTTTTGAGTTCTGGATATACTGCTGTAAGAATATTTCTGTCAGCTCGATTGCGTCAGCTTCGGTCAAGGACGTAAACGGTAGTATAGCGTCTAAACGCCCAAAGAACTCTCTTGCAAAGTTGTATTTTTCGTGCAAGTGACTTTCTAGCTCATTTGTTACAGATAACATAATCCGTCTGATTTCATTCTCAGGAGTATTCTTAGTGATGGTATTCTCTGAGAACTTATCATTGCCTTCAAAAATCTCATAACCTGCATTTGAGGTAAAGATAACAATAGCTTTTGCTAGTGAGGTCTTTCTATCCACTCCACCGAAACGTGGTGCATACTTCAAGATACCTTCTCCTGTGAGGTCTAGGAACACATCACGCAAGGAACTGATAATCTTGTTTTCTTTAGAAGGGATAGCCTTTTCCACCTCGTCAATAACAAGGATAGCAAACTCACTATCTCCCACCTGTTCTCCTGCTTCTTTCAGGAACTTCTCAACCCCACCTTCGATATAAGCGTAGTTGGAACAGTTCAGCAAAACAATTTTACCAAGCCCACCAAAGATATACTCATTGAGGACTTTAGCTGTTTCAGTTTTACCTACACCTGTGGGGCCAAGTGCTAATAACGATAAGAAGGGGCTATTATCACTCTTAGAAAGATTACCGTATCGTGATACTAACGCACGTTTCAAGAGATACTTAGAAGCATACTGCCCTTTGATACGTCCATCAATCGCCTTTGTTGCACTCTCAATATCAGGAACAACCTCTGCTGTAATGTTCTTCGCTGTCCTAAAGACATCAACAACCATTTGATAGTCAGGTGTTTCTCCTACGTTAAAGGAGTGAGCGTCCAAGCTCTGTAGAAATTGCTTCGTTTTCCGTGGTTCAGCACTCATTAAATCTTCTCTAGCATTTACACGGATAATAAAGCGTATCAGCTCTCTGGATAGCGTTGAATTAGTTATCCCTCTGAGCTTCATCAAATACTCCCAATGAGCAACTGCAATTTCTTCTACTTCGTCTTTAGAAAAGTCCTGTAGAATTGTTTTCTCTGAGAAACGTTCCTTGAAGGGTTGATTGGTTTCAATGTAGTAACGGTATTCTTCAAGCGTTGTAGCTCCAATCAAAATCAAAGAGCCAATCTCAGGCTTGATATGACGTTTTAATACGTCAGCACCATTACTTTCTCCATTTTCCTTCTGGACTGCCTTAGTAAGAGTATGAACTTCATCAATAAAGAGAACAAATTTTATATTTTCATCATTCAGCAACTCTCTAGCTTTTTTCTCTAGGTCTAGGATTTTAGGTATCATTTCAGATAGCGTTGCTGTAAATTTGCTATCCCCTTCATCTAGCAAAGCTAGTAGGGATAACTCAACACAAACAAGATTGTAGCCCATCTTATTTGTCATTTCTCCTGAATTGATCCGTCTTGTCGCTTCACGGACAATAGTAGTTTTACCTGTACCTGCGTTTCCAAGAATAATTCTTGTCGGTTCAAGAATATTAGCTATGGTATCGTTGATTGCTCTTAGTTCTGTCTCACGCCCCCTAAAATTTCCATCATAGGGGGGGAGAATGATTAAACTATCCTTGTACTGGTTGTTAAAATCATCTAGCAACTTCTTGAATTGCTCGTTACGAAACAGACTACTTTCCGTTCCTGTGCCATTTTCAAGTTCTTCCTTGTATTCCTTTACCTTGTTATTCCAAGAAACAACTTTGGTATCGTAGTTGAACACTAGTTCTTGTCGCCTTGAACTACTTACATGAACTGCTTTAGAAAACTTATCCTCTGTATCTTTAGGCTTCTCTTTTGGTGCTTTGTGGTGTTTCTTCTTTTTACCAATAGTTACCAATTAGCTCTCCTTTCTAGTTCAATGAATACATTTTAGTAGTGTAATCACTAAAAGTATTGTCGTCATACACAAAACGCTTCTTAATTTCATTTAGTGTCTGATTCGCTTTCTCAAGATTTTCTTGTGCTTGTTCGATACTAGCATTTATATTATCTTGTTGCCTGATAGCCACTTCATCATTAGGATTTCGGTCTAACGTCTCTCTAACTTCCTTCAACTTGTCATTGAGGGCTTGTATTTCTTCCGTATAAGTATTGACTTTTTCTCTTGCTACAGTTACAGCTAGGTCACGGTAAGCAAGTGTATAGAATTTCTTAAAGTCAAAGGCTACTGTGTCGCCTTCTTTTGACAAAAGACTATCTACGTCCAAAGTCGTGATAGCATATTTACTATCGCCCTGAATTGAAGATTTTAAGGTCATGTTTAAAGCGATAATATCCGTTTGCTTGACTGACTGAGGCTGTGACGTATTCACATTTTTTAACAGGTCACTTGTAATATCTGATATGATTTTACTATTTGTTCCTGAACCTATCGTGATCTGGTCGCCACTAGAGGCAACAGCCCCACCACTTGTTGTAGTGTTGTAGATAGCGACTGTGTAGGTCTGGTCTTTTGGATAAGGAATGATGATGAAAAAGTCTCCATCTGTATTCATTCGTCCAAAGTAAGTAGGTATGCTACGCCCACCAATATCTGAGGTAGTCACTACCCAATAATCACTTGCCTTAGTAGGTAGTTTGCTATTACCTTCTTGCACTTCAAGGGTTGCGATTATGACATCTTCGGCTTTATCCGTGTAGTAGTTCTTGACCTTAACGTTAGCACCTGAACGGACAAATTGTAAGGTTTCTCCTATAGGTGTTTGTGAGTTCTTGATAGCTTTTCTGTTTTGCACGACATTGTAGGCTATAAAGGTTATTGTAAATACGGTCATTACAAAAGCAAAACCACCTTTGATAGCCTTATTCAAGTGAGGCGAAAGCCTCTTTAAATTCTTTTCTAACATATTGGTTTAACTCCTATCAGATAGAATGAGCGTGTTGCAGGGCGATTGAATAGCGCTCGTCCAACTCCCCCTTCATACTCTATATCTACTTTGGTAGTTGCTGGAAGCTCTGCTTTTACTAACTGTTCATAATTCCTTGAATCATTCATACGACCTACAAACGACCAATCAACCCCTGTGTTAAATTCTTCATAGAGGCGCTTAGTAAGGGTAAATATGTTAGATGAACCCAAAGAGTTCTTCGTGCTTGCCTTCAATGAATCTGTCACATCATAACTTAATAACACTCGTACTTTTTTATCATAGGTACGTTCAAACTGTTCAGCTAGATAGTCATAAGTACGAATATCTAATAACTCTGCGCCATGAATAATCATTAAGTCTCCTGCTCCTAAGAACTCTGTCACAAAGTCAACTAGGTTGATAACTTGAATATTTTTCTGTAGAGTGTCAAGTTTGTCTAAACGTATGTAGAAGTTGACCTTGCTTTCATCTAGTTCAAGACTAGTCCTAGAGCCTATAAGCGACCTGTTATTGGTTAGAAAGCTCTCTAGTCGTCTCTTAATTCTTGCAACTTCTTTAGCTTCATCAATCTTCATATCTCTACGCAAGTTTGCTTCTTTGGTTTCAAAACGTGTAATAGCACGGTCAAAAGCAGGGTATTTACTTGCAGGTTGTTGAAGGTAGTTTCTTCTCCCTACCATCACGTCATTATCCCTATTCCAAAGAGCTTCATTTTCCATCATTTCGTCAAAGATTTCATCAACCATTCCTGTATCTTCGCCTTGATAGTAAATTAAGGTCTGAACAATCGTGTTGAATTTCTTCTTAGAACGTCCGTAAGCAGGGATTTCTTCTTCCTTTTCTTTGGTCTGATTCTTCGCAAAAGGTTGTAGAGGGTTAATACTGATCCGTGAGCCATCAATAATTTGTGTTTCTTCTAAGATAGTGTCTTGGAATTGCTTAGTGTCTCGATTATGAGGAGTTTCAAGTTTAAAGTAGTCAAAGTCATTCAGGACAATATGGACTACTTTCTTACCTTCCATGAGGAATTGGTTAGCCACTTGTTGACTTGTGATACTTGCTAGTGACTGAGGTTTCTTAATAGTCTCTGCTTCGTCTCTATAAATATCCTTAAAGACATAATCAAAACGTGATGAACCTCTAGGAATTGCTACAACCCCTAACTGGTGCAGATAGTTTTTCGTGTCGATCAATACCTTTGGATATTTCAGTTCCCCACCTTCGCCAATTTGAGAAGGTGCTAGAAAGTCATATCCAAATTCTTCTCCCAACTCGTCTTGTAGAGTGGTACGTTGGAAGAAACATAACTTGGCATAGTTCTCTAGGGTAGTCGTGTTTACCTTTTCGCTTACAAGCAAAGGGCTAAACAACGAACCACGCATATATTTATTTGTTCCTGCTGTGTCAACCAGTTCAAAATACTGTATAGGGTTGTATTTCTTACTGATATAGTTATCCACTCCACCCCAACGGTTAAGGATAACTTCAACCTGTCGGTCTAGTTTCTCTCTCGTTAAGGCTGTAATAACAATTTCCCAAATAAACAGCCCACCTGACATTTTGTCGTCAGCTTGTTCAGAAAGATACATGGCGCTGTGATGGTTTGTAGCCCATTTAATATCCCCTGCCAAACCACCGTCAGGTAAGTCTTGTTCATTTACTTTTATCAAGTTAGCTAGGTGCTTCATCTGGTTACGGTATTCTTCTGGTTTTAGAAGCTGTAGCTTGTTCCATGTTGTTACCGTACACCCTGAGATAACAGGGAAGCCTTTAAGGTTGATAATATCTTCTGCTTGCATTTGTAACCCTCGTCCATAAGGGGCAAACACATACGCATATTTTCTAAAACGCCCATTGATTAGATAGTCTAGGGCATATTCTTTTACTATAGATTTCATAGTCTATCTAATAGCCTTTCTAGGTTGGTTTTTGTCATTGGCATATAGCTTGCAATAACGCCTTTTTCAGAAGCGAATCTTAAAAAGTTTCGTCCTTTTTCAAGTTCATCTTCCTTGCTTGCAACGAAAATGACTACTTCTTTTTGCGTCAGCTCATTCTTCAAGACATCAACTACACGTCTATTCTTTATCTGAGCTAGTTTTTTCTGTAGCTTAGTGCTGTTAGGATTTCGTCTGATTTCTCTGTAATGTTCCTTCAAGCTAGTAAATTCAACACGTTCAATCTGACTTGATTGGATCATTGTGACTTCTCCCAAATTAGGGAGTAGGTTTTCTAGGTCTGTGTAAATAGCAACCAAATCTCTAGCAAGCATGGATTTATTGACTACCCCTTCAACAACGTAAGCCTCTCCAAAAGATTTTCCATTATCAAAAATAATCTGATTGCCCTTGACCTGTGCTTTAAAACGTAGGTTGTTAAGGCTTGGTTTTGACTTTATCAAGTAAAAGAAAGTACGGATACTATCAACTAGTAAAGTTGTGTCACTAGAAGGCTTGATATTCAACCATGCTAACCAAAGTAGGGTTATACTTACTAAAAAAGCAGAAATAATACCTGTGAATACTGATACTGTAGAAGTCCATTGATAAGCCAAAACTGCAAAAAATAATGTTGCAAAGACTAATATCAAAGAGAAGCCAGCCCATTTGATTTTAATAGGCTTACCGTTAGTCAGGTTCTTGAAAATATCAAAGTAGAAATAAGAATTGACAAGTCCATGCTTCAAACTTTCGCCAGTCCAATCTCCTTTAGGGATTTCAACTACCTCATAGTTTTCATCTTGCACCTGTTGGTACTCTTGTACCTCATTTGCCATTATTTATTCCCCCCACGTTTCATAGCTTGGAATCTTTTCCATTCCTCGAACTCGTCTAGCTCAGACATTTCTGAGTTTTGAGGGGTTTCAGTCATTGGGATTTCCTGCTGTTCTTTGTCAGGGTATTTCTGAGGTTCTTGTTGGTTGATAATCTTATCACGTTCATTGTTAGCAACTGTTACCGTCCGTCCGATAACCTCGTTCATCACACTTCTTGTTCCAATGACTGTAGCTCTCAGCCCCCAAAGAATAGAACCTTTTTCAAGCGCTCCACTAGATACGTCTTTCTTCAATGTATCTTCATCAAACGTACATTCAATTTTTTTCTTTGTCTTTTTAAAAATACCCATTTATTACTCTCCTAAATAATCAGCAAGTGCTTTTCTCATGTATGTATCTGAGATACGAACTTTTCGTTCTTTGAATACTGACTTAACAGCGTCTTTAACAGCTTTCACGTCTTTCGTCACTTCTTCTTCTGACGCTTGTTTTTGACCTAAACCAATACGGACTTTATCCTCTTGGATAAGCTCCTTGATTTCATCAGTCCAACTATCCATACTTGTACCCTTTGCAGGGTTTTCTAATACCTTAAAGATATAGTAGGTCTTAACAACTGAGCCATCTGGTGCTAGGTTATCTTTTGCAATAACTGTAGCTTCCCCTTCTTTTGTTCCTTGTAGTTGTTTCAATTCTTCGCTAGAAAGTTGCTCTGTGTTAGACTTGATAGTTGCTATTTGACCGTTCAATCCTGATTGATCCATTTTAAGGAAATTGTCAATCTTAACTCCCTGAGAAAGTTGCGTAGCAATATCCTTCGCTTGTTCTTCATCAGCAACCATAATCATCTGGACTTTCATTTTAGGGCTAAAAGTCTCCCACCGTTCAGCTATTTCTTCTTGGCTCACGTCCATTTTTTCTTTCAAACCGTACTGTAAGGCAAGTTGTTGACGCACTAGAGTTTTGATACTCTCTGTGCTATCTCCTTTTTCAAATAAGGTCTTTAGTCCTGCATTACGATAGTTTGGGATTGCTGTTTCGATTTCTTCATCTGTGATTTTATCGCCATAAAGATCGCCAAAGGTCTGATACAACAAAGTTGTCTTGACAAAATTAGAACCATCTAGTGAGTTTTTATAATAATCATAGAGTGCTTTGCCTCTGATATTCCCACCTTCAAAAGTTGCGACTGTGCCACCTACGGTATTCCCTGTCTGGACGTAGTTAGATAAAGCGAACCCAACTGCCATTGATAGCCAAACTGTCAAACCAAAAGTGATAATCTTACCCCTTTTTGTCTGTAAGTTAAACAAGCTCTTTACGAATGAGCGACATTTATATAAAAAACTGTATTTTGTCTCAACTTGTTCTGCTACATTCTCTTTCTTTTTTGCCTCTAAAATCGCCTCAATTTCCGTGTACTGTTCTTTATTTCTTTTAACTTTCTTTTTTGTCATTTGACTTTTCGCCTTTCTTTATTGCATAAACTGTTTTCTGTCCTGTAACTCGAATAGATACTATCAGCCCTAACTGAATTAAACGACTGAGATAAATTTTTAAAGTAGTCTCTTTAATTTCAGTTATCTTCATCAATTCATCTAAAGTCATTCTTTTGTTCTTCTTTAGCTCTGATAATATCCACCTTTGAGCTGTTGTGACTTTTGATTTTTTTTCCAAAATAACCCCCTTGAATCAAATAATTATTTTTTTACCTAATTATACCATAGTTTTTTATTTTTACTATACTTTACCCTTTTTTATTTATTAAACTTTAGAGCAAACAAAAAAGCCACTCACTATTGAGTAACTTTTTTCTCTTTCTTACTAAGCGTCATACTCAGAATAATCAACACCATCAATAACTCCTTGTACCCAACGGATCAATCGTACAATGATTGTTCCTAAGAAGCCATAAACAATTCCTGCAAACCACATAGCGCCTGCGCAACAAACGAATACAAACGTAATGAGTAACCATTCAAAAGTTGTTCTCCACGTCATTAAAAATATGAACCCACTAATGATTGCTCCTGCACTAAAAATCTTAGTCAATACATCAGACGTGATGAAGGTAAAGAACCACCAAATAGGTAAAGTTCCGTAAAACCACGCCTTTGATAAAATTTCTCTCATTTTATTTTCTCCATTCTTTCTTAATTGGCTTATTAGCCATAATCACATTGTGACTTTTCTTTTTATAGCTGTCTCCTGTACGTTTAACATTTACAGCCATAAATCCTAAAATAGCAGAATTTATAAATCTTTCTAATCCCATAATATTCCTCTTTCTTTATCTATCTTTCTTCCTTGTATGCCATCATTAAATCATAAAAATATTATTTTGTCAACTATTTTAATTATTTTTTTGTGCTTTTTTTGTATTTTTTTATGTTTTCGTATTATTTTTTTATCAACTACACAAAAAAAGAGGGGTACTCCCCTCTCTTTTAACCTACTGATTTAGCCTTACTTGTAACTTTGTACCCTAGTGATGATGGATTCCAAAATTCATAGTTATTGGCTTTTTGGTTATCTTTTGTAATGTAGGAGTAGTCCCATGAGAAACTTTCTCCATTGACTTCTCCTGAATAACCTGTTACGTTCTGCTCTACCATCAAAATATCTCCGTTATCAAAAACGTGACTGACGATAGCAACATGGTTTGGTGTCATAGAAACAATATCTCCACTTGTAGGTGTCTTAGTTGTACTCTGACCGAATTTAGAAGCACCTTGCTTCGCCATATCAACTCCGTTACCAGTCATTCCGTGTTCAGAACCTAAAGGTTTTCCGTCTTTCTCCCACAATGCCCCAAAACAGGCGCTTGCAAAAGTAGTACATTGGTCGTAGATACCACTAGCTATGTAGGCAGAAGCACCTTCCCAACCTTCTTTTGAGTGCCATTTCAACCCAATACTAGTTGGATCAAGAGCATACTGTTTCAGTTCGTCTGGAAGTTCATCTTTTTTCCACCACATATTAGAAGTGTAACTTGTTGAACCACCTGCTTTTTGCCAACCGTCTCCACCAGAACCGCTGTTAGTGTCGCCACATACTGCTGTTCCTCTATGAGCGCCCATCTTAGCCCCAACTGCCTTATCTTTGCTTTCAGCAATAGAGCCTTTCTTAAATGGTGTCTTACCGTATTTAGCAATAGCCTTTTCGTCCAACCATTTGAGCTGTTCTCCGTACTGGTCGTACATCTTATTTAGTGAGACTTGATAGCTTGAATCTGTCGCCCAACCACCGTCAGCAATAGCTTTAAAGACTGCTTTTGCGTCCGTGTTGTTAATTGCTCCATCATAGAGCGTCTGACGTGCCATGAACTCAGCTTTACCTACGATACCTGCGTCAAAACTCTTGAAGTAAGTATAAGTACCACCTGTATTATCTCCAACGGTTGTTCCTGCGCCTGAAAATGCAACAGCGTCCTTACCGTAGAGTTTCATAGTCTCTGCAAAATCTTCTAGTTTAGAGGTCTTAACCCCACCCATGTTATGAGCCTGACCGAATGAAGGTACGCTCTCGTTGAAGCTAGTCTCAATCATGGTTTGAATGATTGACGCAGAAGGCAAGAAGCCACCTACACGCCAACTTTCAATATAGGCTTGTTCATGTTTCTTAGCAAACTCATTCAACATTGTTGCTGTATCTTTGCTACCAGAAGTAGAGGTACTGCTGTCTGTTGAGCTATTCGTGCCTTTTACACGTTCTGAACTGTCATTGTAAGCACATTTAGGTTTACATTTTGTTTCGACTTTCTCAACGTCATCTTCGCTAAAGTTTGTTGAACCTGAGTAACGATATACATATACTGTCTGATGGTCTGTTGCCTCATTACGGTATTGAGCATAATTATCTCTTGCAATACCATTGTGTCCACCTGAACTATGGATAATCGTTTCGTTGTCTAGCATAATCATTGTATGCCCTAGATCGCCTCCAGATTGTCCTTTAGTTCCCCAGATAATAATGTCGCCTTTTTTGACCTCTTTAACGTCTCCTTTATCTCCCCACTTGCCTTCATAGACTTTATTAAAGCCATTTTGTAGAAGCCAATCATGTTCTGTATCGGTTGAGACTGGATAATCGCCTGCTGTTTTACCTGCTCCTGCTTCAACTAAAGCCATGTAAATAGCAGAAGAACAGTCATATTGTAGAGGCCCTTTTCTACTTGCTACGTCCTGACTATAGGTTGTTTTCCCTTCTCGCTCCTCAAACCACTTGATAGCAACTTTAAGGTCAATCTTAGTTCCCTTTTTATTGCCATCTTCTGCCGAGATTTTGACCTTTTTATCTGAGCTTACGTTTGAGCCACCCCAAGAAGATACCTTTTTAGAATCGCCTTCGATTTTATCTAGTTCAAAGACCTTGTAGGCTTTTTCAGAAGCGTCTTTTCTAGCTTGTAAGCTATTTGCCAAAGCTCCTGCGTCTGGTCGTTCGTATAGGTTCGCCCAATCCTCAGCAGATTGAGACGGACTAGTGTTCTTTTTGTTGATATACGCTAGTACAGATTGAGGTTCTGAGTGAAGGACAAACTCTCCTTGGTTTCTAGCAGACCATTTACCATCAAACCCACTCCAACTAGTGTATTTACTAGAAGGGGTAAACTGGTAAAGTCCACCACCCCCACCACCACTATATTCAGCAAGGTCAAGAGTAAAGGTTGTATTCTCAGCACCACCGATATTACCAATGATACCTGCAATATCCACCCCTGAAAGTCCTTGCTCTTTCCAAAAGTTGATCGTGTCTATGGCGTTTTGATACGCTTTTGTTCCTTTTTTCGTCCATTCAGTATCTTGTAATGTTTCTGCCGATACCTTACTTGAACTAGAGCTGTCTTTTTTACTAGATTTACTCTTAGCTTTTGCGTCTTGGTTTACCCCACAGTCATCAGGAGAATAAGAGTAGTGAACATCAGCGTAAGCCACGACACCATCACTAATGACTGGTATTACGCCTGACGCATGAACGACACTTGCTAGAAATAGACCTAGGACTAAAGCAGACTTACTCTTGTACTTAGACCTTTTTCTTTTATGATGATAGCTAACATTTACATTTTGTTTTTTTGTCATTAAATCCTCTACCTTCCGATTATTTTTTGTGTTGTAACATATTTTTATAATCGTACTGCTAGTTTTGAATCTGGATATTTCCTACAAGAATAGAAAACTGGACTTGATCTAATTCCTCACTATAATTTCCTGCAACTGTAACAGAAGTATTATCTTTCTTGCGTACCATATCAACTGCAAATTGATAGATATTGTCATAGTTACTCTTAGTAGTAGTGAGTGTATCTATCTTAACTTCATATTCTGCATTGAGGGCTTGGTGCATAACTTGAACCATATCATTTGTAGTAGGGCTGTAACCACCTTGGACGCTTCCTACGTTCTCTGGATATTTCTTCAAGCCTGCAATAGCTTTTTCGATACCTGCTTTTACTTTTTCCTTCTGTTCTCCTGAAATTTCCTTTGTAGGATTTTCTAGTTTTTCAACTGCTCTAGCGTGAGTGTCATTGTAGTAAGAAGCAGGCTTCTCTGAGCTTTCAATAGTTGAGGAAGGTTCAGTAGTAGTCACTACTCCTTCACTTTCCTTTAGTTGAAAGTCTGCTCCTGCATTTGGTTTAGGAGATAGCAAGATAAAGGCTGTTACACCAATAGCAAACACTCCCACAACCGAAAGAGACCAGATAATCTTAGCACGATTAGATAGGTTTTTAAAATACTCAATCATAAAGTCCACCTGCCTTTAATTATTTTGTGCTTCAAGGCGTACAACAAGCGTGTTGATCCAATCTTTACCAAGTGTCAAAGGCTTACCATTGCTGTTATCTTTGTCCTTGTTCTTGTCGTCTGTTTCTTCAACGTACATTTGACCTGTTTCACGGTCATAAGTGATGACTTTATAGAACTTGTTATTAGACGTAAAGTAACCTTTTAGGTCGCCATTGTCTTTCTTAGAAAGTGTCTTAATACCCTTAGTGATAGTATCAACATTTTTCTCATACTCCTCTTTTGTAAGGCTGTATTTCTTTTCTTCTTCTTGCTCTGCTTCCTCTTTAGCTTTTTCAACCTCTGATTTAGCAGTAGAAACTAACTCAGCATTATATTTAGCGTTCCCATTATGAGAAACAAAAGCCCAAGCTCCTGAGCCTGCCAATGCTACAACACAAGCACCTACAAAGATACCATATTTTAGATTAAATTTGTTGTCATTCTCTTTTTGTTTTTTCTTTTTAGGGATTTTAGCTGTTTTTTTACTCTCAGCTTTCTTTTCTTCACGTTCAGCCTTGCGCTTCTCTCTCTTTTCTTCCTTGGTTGCAGGTGCTTGATTTAACCAAGCGCTTGGATCAAACGGTTCATTTGGTTTCTTTGCCATAAATTATTCCTCTTTCTTTAATTTTTAAAATCAATTTGCTCTAGTTCAACTCCTAGAGCTTCTGCAATTCTTCGTTGGTGCTTTGGTAGTGGAATAAACCCATCTGTCGCCCATTTAGAGACTGTTCTTGGGGCTACGTCAACAATCTCAGCCAATTCTTTATGACTAATCTTTTTCCATGCCAACCATGCCCTTAGTGGTAATACTTGTTTTTCCATGTATTCTCCTTATTTATTTCATAATCTAATATGAGACTTTGTTCTCATAAATGAATTATATCATAGAAAAGAAAAAAAGCTAGAGTTTTCTCTAACTTTTTATTTTTGTTCAGGGATAACCCTCTTTCCGATAGCCTGTATAACCTCTCTTTGTTCGGTCATAATCGCCCAATGCAAACCAATTCTTGCAGACGCTCGCAAGTCATTGTGGTTGCCATTTTCAGGGAACTTCCATAGGTTCAAGAGTTTAAGGAGTTCATCAGGAACAGTAGTTTTATATTCGTTGTTACTAATCAGCTTCGTGTCAGGGTAACATCTTTGTATCATTTCGATTGTTTGGATAGGGGTGTTATCCCTTGCCCTGTCATTCTCTCTGACCGTGAACTTTTCCGTTACAACTACGTCATATTCAAGGTTCTTGCCTATTTCATCATACCAAGCCTTGAAATTATCACGTCCATATCCTACTAGCCAATGGTTTATTTCAACCTCGTTGTCTAGTAGGATAATACCTGTCGTGGACGTTTCGTAAAAATTTGAAGATGGATCAATCGCTAGAATTTTCATTGCTTAGTCCTTCCATAAGTCCATAGCACTTCTGAAATCATCTGAAACCTCTACGTCAGAAACATCTTCTTGGGGTTCTCCGTAGTTTTGGTCGTGAAGGGCAACTGCCTGTCCTTTTGTTTTTATTCCTTCGATAACCCAACCGTTAAGAAGGTGTAGGATATACTTCACGCTTCTAGCGTTATTGTGTTTACCTAAAAACAAAGCATACTCTAAGATAGCGTTCTGTTCTTCTTCTGGAAAGTCCTGCATAGTTGTTGCAACTAGATTAAGTTGTCTTTTCTCTGCACTTGGGAACAACTCTTTTACTTTCTCAACATCAGCAACTACTTCTCTCTCTGAAACACTTGGTAGTGCAGGTTGCTGTTCGATAGCTAAAGTTTCTACTCGTCCAATAGCTTTAGAGATAAGCCCTTGCGCTTCCTGTTTGCTTATCAAGTGAGGATTTTCAAGTCTGCGCAATAAAGATAAATCTTCCTTTGTGGTAGGTTTTAGTTTTTCAAGTTGAACGTACAACTCATCTAGTGTCTTACGTTGGTTATCCGTAGCTTGTAACTTAATTTTATCAACAGACCAGACCAACTCAACGCCAATAACTGCACGTCCTTCTTTTATTTGCTTAACTACTAGGTTTATATCTGTCTTTTCGTTGATTTCAGCAACAGCGTTTTTTAGGTGTTTCTGGTTAATTGTGTAAAATTGGTTCATAGAAGCACCATTCACTCTAAACAACTGTTTTAATTCATCTAAGCTGTATTTAACAGACCTTACACCTTGATTACTAAATATCAATAGTTCCTCATACAATACTTGTCCTGAAATGGATAACTTAGAAAAAGTTTGTAAATTATAAACTAATGGATTGGCTTCCTGAGATTTTAAAATATCAAGTAAAGGTGTATGACCTTCAAGGTCAGGAGTGGTGTTAAACACCCCAATAAATTTTCCTCGCTTGTAATAAAAATAACTAAAAATACTTATTGACTCTGCTTTCCCATTTGGATCGTTGTTAAAGAATTTTTCGTCAATTAAGTCAATGTGGTTTTCTAGGATAACGTTTCTATCCTTAACAATAATTCTTTTATCAAAATGAGCGTAAGTTGAATTTGGGAGTAGTTCTAATATATCTGCTACTGGAACTTCTGTAATAGCACTATTCCCTTCAATTTTTACATTTCTTAAAGCCAATGAAAAAATAGCATTTTGCGTAGTTGTCATTTTATTTGCCAGATTAGACAATTTTAAAATTTGGCTCTTAGCAAGTATATTTCTCTCTTTATCAATTAAATCAAGTACAGTAGAGGGGTTCTCTACTTCAACTAACTCACTATTTTTTTTCATAATAATTTCCTTTTCTTTTTTAACTCTTTGTTATTATACTATATCTTTAAAAATAGCACAACTACTTTTCACAATTAGTTGTGATGTTCTAAAAAACAGCTCAACAGATGGCTTTTATAAGGTTTTTTGATAGGTTGAAACTCACGTTGCACAACTTTTTATTCTCTTTGGTTTGCTAAAAAAGGAAACTACCCTGTATTTTGGTTGTGCAAACCCAAAAAAATGAAATTTTCGTCTTGTCTAAAACCCTGTATTTCGGTTGTGCAAACCCTGTATTTCGGTTGTGCAAACCCTGTATTTCGGTTGTGCAAACCCTGTATTTCGGTTGTGCAATAAAAATAGAATCGCTCAACCATGCGTGTTTGAGGGGTGTCAAAATCGCTCCTATATATATAATTATTATTATTATTGAGAGAGAGAGTAAATAAATAAGCGCCCCCTTTTTTCAAAACAATTTTTATTTTACTCCACTTTTAAGAAAAAATGTAAACAGTCTTTTTTTTATGAGCCTGTTCACACAAAAAGAAAAACATGAGCTATACTAGAAATATAAAAATAGAAAAACGAGGTATAAACCATGTTAAGTGAAAAACAAAGTGACTTTACTTATGAGACTACAGGAGCTTTACATAATATTGCAACTGTTGTAGAGGACAAATATCATTCTGAGACGTGTATGTTCCCTGATGAAATCCTATGGGCTTTGCGTGATGGGGGGAAGGAAGATTTAGCAGACGGACTAGAGGAGAGTTGGGAAAATGTTTCTCTTTATTCTTCCTTGGATAGTGGAGACGAGTTAATTCGAGACTTATCCAATAAGGTTGCCTATATCCGTAATAATGCAGACTACCTTTCTTTCCGTTTGCAATATTTAGATACCACGGATCAACTTTACAAAATCCGAGCGAACTTGCTTGCGAACATTGAGAAAGTCAATGAAACTTTAAAACACGTTTATACTGACGACACTAGAGTAAGAATTATGGCAAGCCTTCAAACATTACATAGTATCTACGAAATTTTAAACAGTAGTGTTATTAAACCGTTGCTTGGCTTGGAAGGGGAGATTGTCAAAATCCAAGAGAGCTTTGACCTTGCTCCTTCAAACCTACCTGAGAAATACCGTAAAGCTGTAGAGACTATTGACGAGGGCTTGGGTGGTGTTTATAACGATATGGTTATTGCTGTTGTTGCTTCAAAAAACACACCACAGGAAGATGATTTAAAAAAAGGGATTTATTCAGACGTATTCTTTATGTCCTATAGCCTTGCTTATTCAACTATCCAAGGAGTTAGACAATCTAGTTTGACAGTGATTACTGATATTCAGAATATTTGTGACAGAATCGAACGTCTGCTCGCAGGAGAAAGTAGTGTCTATGACTTTGTAGGAACATTTGCAAGTGCAAACTATGACGAAATGATCGTATCTTACAGAAACCAAGCAAAAGAGCTTGAACCACTCCGTCATTCTGCTAAAAAAGAGCTTCAACGCCTAGAAGCAGAACGTGAGGAGAAGAAAGATAGCAAACTTGATGAAGGGATTGAGACAATCAATTTGTTAATTCATCAACTCAATACTATTCTTGAAATGGCAGAAAAATGCCCTTACCACTACATGAATAACTTAACAGCATTGAAAGATAACTTGACTGTAGCAAGTAAAGAATTGCTAGAACAGGGGATAGTCTAATATGTTGACAGAAACTCAGGCAGAATATACTCAAAGGCTTCAAAAGGAAACTTACAATGTATTTGAACAGACTGCTATTTATTTTGACAGCATACGCAGACTTGATGTAGTCAAGGCGACTTTAGAAAACGTACTGACAGAAGCTCAAAGCCAAGAATTGAACAGCCAATGGAGAAGGCTTGACTTAGTAAATGGATCACAAAGTGAAAATGACTTAATGGTTGTCTTGATGGCGAAAAGTAAAACTATCAATAACCAGTCAGATTTTCGTGCTTTTCGTGATTATTTTTCAACCGTAATCAAAGCTGTAATAATCAATCAGTCGAATATCAGGTTCAATGAGACAGTCTTAGAAAACCTACGAGACAAAGTAAAGAGTACAGGCGCAAACCAACTTGAAAACACGTTGGAAGAAATTGAGCAAGTAAGGATTCACTTTCCTGCATTTCTTTTGTACCCCTTGCTAAAATTAGAGGATTCTATCCTAGAGGGAGAGGACGTTTTCGGTTTTGAGAGAGCGCATTTCCCAGAAGAATACAAAGCTCCAATCAGAAAAAACCTATCTAAGATAGATGACGCAAGGAGTAAATTAAGTAATGCTTCGTTCAGAGTGACCTACGTTTTAGAATTTGATGTATCTTCAAAAAGTTACGACAAAGATTTTAGAATAGCCCATGAAAACTATGTTCAGGAGCTATTAAACTTAGGTAAAAGTTTTCTAGTAGTTTCTAGTCATTCTCTAATGGTTATGACTTTAGGTAGTGAATTGATTGAAGGTAAATTTGGGCTTGGGGAATATCAAAGTTTCCTGAACGGTGGAGACTTTACCATCACAAAACCTCACACTCAATGCTTAGAAATTCTAAGCAACTATAAAAAAGTTGTTGAGAAAGAAAAGAATAGACTTGAAGCAATCCGAGAAGAAGGAGACAAGAGTATTCTTAATGAACTAGGACAGCTATATCTATTGAGCCGAGGGGTGGAAAGTGTCATGCAGGAAATTTCTAGCGCAAAAGAAGAAAATGCAGAAGCCTACCACAACTTGATACAGCTTGTTCATGACGTGGTAAAAAACTCAAAATATTATTAAAAAAACGTCAAAAAACCCTTTATTTCAAAGGGTTTTTATGGTATAATAATACTCGTACAGTTAAATAATAAAAAAAGCGCCCCTATTTCCTACAGACGTTGTTGTTCCTCTAGGTTCGCTTTATTTGCCCCTCATTTGCTCCAGAGAGGGGATTTTTTTGTATGGTCGATAAAATGTACCACTTTTTCTTAAAGGGGCGTACAGGCGATTTTAGGGGCAAATTAGAGGGTATTAAAAAACAACTACTTCTTTTCAGAAATAGTTGTTTTTTTACTGATAGTTACTAATAGCAAAAGTTCTTTCTATTCTTTGTTATTTTCTTGTCCGAAATCTTCGAGACTTTCGGCAAATGTCTGAACTGCGTCAGTTAGATAGTCGAAAAGGACTACAAACACTTCTTCTGAGACAAGGGCTACGTCATCAGAATCCGTAGTGATAAGACGGATACTTTCCTTAACTTCTTTTGCAGAGTTAGAAACAGAATCCAATCCATCAGCATTTTTGATTAGGTCTTTTTGATCCATGTTCAAAACTGCAAGAGCTTTGTTGATAACATAGCTAGTTGCAGGTGGTGGAATCAATAAACCGTCTCCTGCAAAAGAGCCTAGGTGTTTTGTGTCTGCTTTGACTTTCTCCAACAAATCCATAGTTGCTAGAGCGTCCTCTGCCATAATTTCCATCACTTTTTTACGGTTGTGAACAAAATCCAACATATAGCGAACTCCTTTCAATTTATTTACAATCATTATAACACAAAACCTAGATAAGATAAAGTAGTATAAAAGAAAAAGGCATATTAAATAATCTATAATATGCCTTTTTTATCTATAAGCGACTTCTCCATTTGAACAAGTCCAGACGAATCCTGATTTTATTCAGGAAAGAGTGGTCGTGGAGTAAGAAACGAATATCTGCTTTATCAAGTTCTCCCTGCCAGTTCTCACTTGTCAAGAATTGTCCTCTAGTTCGCCATCTGCTCTTATGAGTTGCTATGAAAACCTGTGTTATCTGACCTAAGTGCAGGACTGCTTGACCTTTTTTATTGTACTTGGTCGTAGGAACGTTGATTAAAGCTCCGTCTAGGATTTCTTTCAAGCTCCCTTCGTGATAAGACTGTAGCATAGCTTTTCTTAGGTCATTAGGGAATTGATAAGTAAGGCGCTTGCCATTCAGCATACGAACCTTACAGAAAACATTGGCTTTTTTGTCGTAGTTTTCCTGCATTATCCCACCTTACGCTCCCACTCAATTTCCCAATGGAAATTAGAGCGATCATGAAACGTCTCTTGAAGCAGAATTGTTCCGTCTAAAGAAACAATGGTTGCTACCCAAACAGCAGAATAATCTTCCTGTAGTTGAATATCGGTAAACCAGTAAATAGGCTGTTTGTTGTTGATAGTACGCACCTTTTCCTCAAACCTATTCATGTCCTCTTGGTTTAGACGACTATCAAACCCAATACAGAAAGTCTCGTCTCCATGAAAGCCAATAGAATTGATATGTGTAAGGTCGTAGCGAGCTACGTTCTTAGGATAGATTTTCAGGTGTTTCTTATAGCGACTACGCTTGTTACCGTTTCGTGCTTGGTATCTCTTACCAGAACCCTTATCATACTTGATTAGGTATTGATGGTAATGGTTATCGTGGTAGTAAATACCATTGTCAAAAGGTCTGCTTTCAAGCTCCTTAATACCTACAGCAAGTTCAATAGGACTTGTAACAGTAGTGATATTAAGGGCAATCATGTTGCTATCTACCACTTGTTGTTTGCTAAGTCCTTTAACTTTTTCTTTGGGGTTATTGTGAGCATACAGGGCTTTTATCCCTTCTTCGTTGTACTTGTAAGGATTGAACCAAAGGTCAACCCTTAACCAAAGTAATTTTAGTCTATTCATACTTTCTTAATTCTCCTATGTTTCATGTGAAACCCTACATTTTCCCTCTGTTTCCAGTCTTTCTAAACTTCCAATCTTTCGGAATTGGCTTTGGAAGGATCGAACTATCCTTCTTCACTTCTTCTTCGGTTGGGGTTTCTTCATCAGGGTAAAGTTCGTTAGCAATAACCTCTTTGTCAACAGGTGTTTTAGGCTCAGGAACAGTATGTGAAACACGCTCCTCAATCGCTTCTTCTACCTCATGATCTAGCTGTGGGATTGCCTTTTCTTGCTTCTGTTCTTTCTCCTTATCAAGTTCCATCTGCTTTATCAAGGCTTCAACTTTTCGCTTGCGTGTATCTAGTATATCGTCAAGCTCTAGGGCAGTTTGGGCGTTCTTTTCTTCAAAACGCTTTCTGAACTCCTCAAAAGCCTCTGTTTGAACACTCTTAGTCTCGTAAGGTTGAGCAGAAGCGATAACAGGTGTACCCTTTGGCTTTTCGTTGCGTGGGATAACTACTTCCTGTTCTTCGTCCTCGTCTATGATAGGGCTTTTCTGATTTTTAATGGCGTAGCGATAAACTCCACCTTTAGTAATATCTCCGAGGTCTTTAGGTTTGATAAATCCTTCCTCAAAAGCGTCCATAGGCACACGCTCCTTGTAGTAACGTTCATCAGGATATTTTTGAATAGTGGAATCAATAATGTCATTGATATTTTCGTCTGTAAGGAATACCCCTTGAACACGCACAAGGCTAGGGTTATCAGACCACTTAACGTAGGTATCTCCTTTACCAAGCAAGCGCTCTGCTCCGGATTCTCCAATCGCAATATCACTTTCAATGCTATTGGCAACCTTATAGACAATCTGAGAAGGTAAGTTAGCCTTGATTTTACCCTTGATAATATCTGCTCTAGGTGTTTGAGTTGCAATGTGAATCAAGATACCTGCCGAACGGGCTTTTTGCCCTAGACGTTGCATTGAATCCTTAACCTCGTCTCCGTTTGTCATGATAAGGTCTGCTACCTCGTCTGCAATCAGGATAAGGTAAGGCTCTCTCTTGTCAGGAGATACTTTTTGGTTGTAAGTTTGTAGGTTACGAACCCCAATCTCCTCAAACAAGCTATTTCTACGCTCCATTTCAGTTACAACAGCATTAAAGGCGTTTTTAGCACCGTCCATGTCTGTAATAACGTCTGTATAGAGATAAGGGCTTTTCTTGTAAGGGGTAAACTCTGTTTTCTTCGGATCAATGATGATGAATTGAACATCATCAGGGCTGTTATGCAAGATGATAGACAAGTAAATCATGTTGATACCAACGGACTTACCAGAACCAGTAGTACCTGCTGTAAGAATATGAGGGGCTGTCGCAAGGTCATAAGTCCGTGGCAAACCTTCTGTATCAACCCCAACCAATGCTTGTAGTGGTGGTAAGTTTTCCTTGCCAATAAAGGCTTTCTTATAGTTGGTATAAGCGTCAGCAGTAATCTTGTTATCAAGTGGAATTTGAATGATAATCTGACCTGCTCTGAGAGTAATATTTATATCCTGTTTACCCAAGTCACTTTCCAAGTTTTCCTTCATCTGCTCCGTACCCATGTTATTTACACCTTTAGGCTTCGTGTAAACAAATTGAGCGTTGGAGTTTGTTGCCCTCATACTAACAAATTGTAGGTTGACTTTTTCGTTAGAACTGATAAAGGTTTCAAGTGACAGATAGAGGTTTGCGACTTCTTCGTTTGCAAGTTTGGTTTGTTCTTCAATCTTCTCTTGTAGTTTCTTATCGTACAGAACCTCAATATCCCAAGAGGCTTTTTCTTTTGTGAAGATACCTGTATCAATGATTTCAACTTCATCTGAACCGTTCTCAGACTTCTTACCATTGCCAAGAGCTTCTTGTAGTTTCTTCTGCGCTTCCTCAATCTTATAGACGTATTCTTCGGTTACGATAGCTTTTGCTTCAAAGAAATAGAACTCTTTTTCAGTTAGGCGTTCTGAGAAAGCAAATAGCTCCCCTGTTACAAAAGTCAATTCACTAGGCAAGTCCTTAAAGAACGTACCTTCAAGCACTTTACGAATAGCCTTGTTTTTGGGGCGTTCGATCTTGACGGTTGCGATTGAAAGAAAGTCACTTCCATTCACTTCTTTACGAGTATGAACTTCAATAGCCATACGTCTTAGTATATCCCTAGCCTTCACGTCTTGCTTAGAGTTCTTAACCTTGCCTTTGTCGTCATAGTCTAAAACGTTTAGCTCTAAGTTTTTGATAACTTCCCTACGCATTGTTCTAGCAAGCATATCATCTTTGAAGGGTTGTAGCTCTCCTTCATGGTGTCTATAAGCAATCGTTACTAGATAGGCAATAGCGATAAAGAGTAGTAAAGCCACTAAAACGGTTAAAATCCCACCTAACGGTAGTCTTATGTAGATAAAGTTATCTAGGTTTTTACCGAGCTTACTATCAAACCCTACTACCCCCTGAATCTTTAAGGCTAGTTTTTGTAACAGGAACATGATAGCTTGTGTTGATACAATTAAGCCTACAAGAATAGCAACAGTAAATCCTGTACCCCACAAAATCCTAGAAGCCTCTGCGTAAGGATAAACGTTCTTACCGTTCTTGTAGTATCTCTGTAGCTTCTGTTTCTTCTTCCTTGAACCTTTAGAACTCATAAGTCACTCCTTAAAGTTTGTAATCTTCATCAGTTTTAGGGAGACTAATAACTCCATAATGTCTTTCGTAAAACTGAATCAAGCCAATAATCGTACTATATCGTGCTTGCTTCCAACCATTCTCAACTATGTGTAGAATAGACTTGCGAGTAACACAAATTTGTTGCGCTACAAAGTAGGCTGTAAACTTCCCTTCTTTCAGGTCATTCACAATACGGTTACAAGCAAAGTCAATCAATTTTTCAATGTACTCTGTTTCCATCTTGCTCCTTTATTGATTAAATAAATTATTTTTTACCACCATTATATCAAAAACTTAGCAGAAAATCAGTATTTTAAGGTAAAATATTATTGAAAAAAACACTAAAAAATGATAAAATGGTTCTAAATAAAATAAGGGAGTTAAAAGAAATGGGTTACAATCCTAATGATTTTTTTAAAAAGAGTGGTACACATACAGGAGAGGTAGTGGTAACGTATGATCCAAGTGTTATCACTAGAAAGAGCGAACGTAAGGTTATGTCTGACAAGGAAATTGTCGAGTATCAAAGAGAAGCGTCAAGAGGTACAGGGTTACGGAACGCTCAATCAAATTTGGGCTTATCTTCTGCTATGGGTAAATCTGACCGTCTTACAGCCTTAATTGCAGGTGTTAAAAAAGGCAGTTTGAAAAGTATTCCTCAGATTGCTAGGGTATTAAAAGTCCAAGAGGCAACCGTCAAGAAATATTTGAAAGAACTGAATATAGCCTACGATTCAGCAACAGGGAAGATTATTTCAGATAACTAAAAAAGCGTGTTTTTCAACACGTTTTTTTAATTTCTTAAACTATAAAAATAATACACACGCACACAAATAGGTGTTCAGAAACATAAAAAGATAATAAAAATAAGCTAGAAAATAATCTAGCTTATTCCTGAATATCTTTCAAGGCTTCTTCTACGTCAAAAGCATTTAAAATGCAAGAGAAGGCAAGGGCAATATTTCCAAGTCCTGCGTGAGCTACGCTCATAAGTTTCTCACGTTGAGAAGGTGTCATGGAGATATTGAGACGATTGTTACGAGCTTCCTTCGTGATGGTATTCTTCACAAAGAAGGTAGGCTCTTCAATAGCCTTATCTACGTCAAAAGCGTCAAGAATTGCCCCAATGGCTTTAGACTTGTTTTGGCAACCTGCCTCAATCAAGCGCTCTAGTTTGCGTAGGTTACTATCTGAAATGTTAGTAGAAAGTTTTTCAGCTTTAGGCTCACTAATTTGGAGTGCATGGAAGAAAGTGTTAGGTTGTTCTGTAGTTTCTACAACTTTCTCAGTCTTTGCTTCTTCTTTCTTTTTGGAAGGTTTTTTAGCAACTTTCTTTTTAGGAGTTTCAACAGGTGTTTGTTCATCTGTAATAGCGTCCAAGATAACCTTCTTAGTTGATTTTGTCGGTTGTTTTGTTGGTAAGTCAAATGTCATTTTTATTTCCTCTTTCTTAATTTTTAAATTATAAAATAATGTTCTGCGATTATTCTATTGTGTTCTAGTAATTATAAAAATAATAGCACAACACAAAGAAATAATCAAAATATGTTTAAATTATGCTAGGTCAATGCTGTTCTTGATTGTTTCAAGACTTTCTTGTAGTTTGCTAAAGTATTTTTCAAAGCTCTTGTCACGATACTTAGAGCGCTTCATAATGTCAAAGACAGTTTTGTTTTCCAAACTAGCGTCACGGAAAATGGTACGTTCCCAGATATTAGTAATGAACAAGTCATTATCTTTAGTCTGTTCTAAGTAATCGTTTGTTGCAGTAATACCATGAGTACCACCACCAGATTTCAGCAAGTTTCCTACGAATACGATTTTAGCTTTCATGATAGGTTCATCATCATCATTAACGAGGTTGTCGTCATTTTTGAGAGCTTCTGCACGATTATATACACCGATAGCACCGTCCATTTCATCACGTCCTGAACCTGCAACAGCGATCAATAAGTCACTAGCTAGGTAGAAACTATCAAGTAGTACCCCTTCGCTGTTATGAGTATCAATAATAACGTAGTCATAGAACTCACTCAGTTTTGAGCGTTTGAGCCAACGTTTAAAGATTAGTGGACTTTTACGTTCTTTATGTTCAATATAATCTTCAACCTCTTTCAAGCTCTTAGTGGCTACAAGTAGGTCAAGGTTATCTTTAACGGTTAAAGGGCTAACAGGTTTCTTACGGAAGATATTCTCAAAGAGATTATCGTCAGAAGAAATATTCACAATTTCTCCTTCTTCGTTTTCCTGATAGACAAAACGCTTAGTAGTGTCTCCCTGACGGTTTGCGTCAATCAGTAGAACACGTCCATAGTAAGCTAGGTAATCGGCAAGTAATGTTGCGATAGCCGATTTACCAACCCCCCCTTTAAGGGAAGTAATAGTAACAACTTTCATAATTTTTTACTCCTGAAATATAATATTGTGGGTATCTTTTTATGTTCACGAATATTAAAAAATAATCAACAAACATAAAAAAATAATTCCTTAACACAATTTAATAATAACACAATGAAAAACTTATGTCAACCATAAAAGCAAAATTTTTTTAATTTTTTTAAAAACTATAAAATCCTTTATTTATAAAGTTGTAAGATAGAAAAAATAATGGTATTATAGATTATATAAAAACAACAGAATGAGAGGAGTTAGACTTGCAGAAACATAAGATTATTGAAAAAGAATACATTGAACTAACAGATGAAATGATGAAGTTTATTGAAAAAAAGAAACTTACTCCTAAAGATTTTGTAGTCAATGGAATGAAAATTGGAACTACCTCTAAAATCTTTTACACAAGAGATAAAGAGAAGTTCTTTAAGTTGCGAGGAACAGTTATTCTACAGCTTTGCAAAATTTTAGATAAGTATAAGAAGGGCAAATATTTTGAAAAGAAATTACGCAAGATATTTGACCGAGATAAGCAGTTCTTTTTCAAATGGAGAAAAGAATTGAAGGCGACAAAAGAAGTCGGTTCATCTATTGCGACAAATAGTATTAGACAACTCTATACAGGAGATAACGAGTATCATTTTAGTATCGTTAAGATGATTAAACTACTAGACTACATAAACGACTTAGAAATAGAGGCGAAGATTAGAAAAGGAGAATAAATGTGGAAGTAAGGAAGTCAACAAAGCACGTTCCAACCTATGAGAAAACAAGGAACTATACGAACTTTGAGCGCTATAAGACGTTTGATATTGAAGGGTTTTTTAGTGATAAGAAATTAAAAGTGGTAGAGGTATTAAGCACCAAACCATTGAAGCTGTTAGTAGAGATAGAGGAAGATAATACAGTCTATCCCCCTTACCAAGATGGCAATGTCGCAAACAACACAGGCAGACTATTTCGTCTGTATCTTGATACGCCTTCTAACCGAGAAGTGCAGGCAGGTCAAGTTATGCAATCAGAAAACCCTTATGTAGAGTTTGATTTTGAAGATTCATACGTCAAGGTTGTCTCTTATGAGAAATTATTTGTCTATACAGGTGGGCTTGTCCTGATTGATAGGAAGCAAGAAAACCTGAAAGAATTTTATAGTGGGAGAGATTAGATGGTAGCAATCGAAGCAGAAAAAATACAAGGATTGATGTTCTTTAGGGGCATTAACCAAGATATGATCTTTGAAGAAGCAGAGTTTGAAACAGTCTGCGCCTATGAGAAATCATCAGACGAGATACGAATTATTTTGCAAAATGTCAAGGTTGATTCTCCTAACGAGGAAGAACTAGTGTTTGTTCGCTTAATTGGTTCAAATGGCAGAGGCTTGCCAGTAGAGTGTATGAAAAGTGGATATAAGGTAACAATGGACGATTTAGAGATTGAAAAAGTAACTCATGTTCGTTCACAGCTAACTATTACGGTATCATCTATAAAGTTAGGTAGATACAAGTTGAGTAGCGACAATAAGATTGAAATTATAGAATAATAGAGAGGACAGCAAATGAATAGTAAGTACGAAGCCTTACATGAATTGATAAACATTCAACCTGCTTTGGGGCAACAAAAACTAAAATCCATGTTGCGAATTTTAGAAGAAGGGCAGGTAAAAGATGGAGAACTAGAGAGAATCCTGACTTATGACTATAGAGGCAAGACAGAAGAACAAACTGAATTGTATGAAACACTAGTAGGCTTAGTGATTGACCTTTATATTCAAAATCACGGACAGGAACAGTTTTTATCACTCTATAATAAAGTCGAAAAAGGGAAAGAACCTCAAAATGAAGAATCTGAATCGGCTATCATTATTCCTAAGTATGATAACAACATTCAACAAGTAGTCCGTCCAAGAAAGAAAATAGACTTAGGCGCTCACAGACCGAAAAAACAAGAGCAAGCAAAGGAAGTACAAGAACAACCAAAGGAAGTAGAGAAGCCAAAGGTAGAGCCTTATGTAGCTCCTGAAATTAAAGAAGTAGAAATTGCAAGTGTTCCTGAGTTAAAAGAAGAAGTAATAGAAAAAGAGCCAGAGGTAGTCATGACTAGAAAGCCAGAAGTAGAGAGTGTTAGTGAACCAGAGTTAGAGGATTTTGAGGATTTTGACGATTACGAGGAAGAAGAACAACCGAAAAAAGGTGGAGTTCTAAAGTATCTAGCTGTAGGTTTGCCAACTATCCTACTTGTAGGTGGGTTAGTCTTTTGGCAAGTAAATGATACGAACAATAGAAACAGTCAAACAGAGCAAGAGGTAGCGAAAATCCTAGAAGAAATGCCTAAAGAAAGCAAAAAAGGAGAAGGGCTATCAAGTAGCGAGTATGACGAAAATATCAAGATACTTACTCAGGGGATTGAATCTATCAAGCAAAATGACAAGACAGGGCTATCTGGTTATCTTGTCGTTGAAGGGAAAAAATATATCATTCAGAAGTACGACCAGTCTAGTGGCTCATTGACCGTTTTTGATACCAAAGGAGAAAAAATTGTCTTTGACGAGGATTGGGTACAAAAATTAGTTGAACGTTCCAAAGAAGGGAAAACCAAACTCCCTGACAGTTCAAGTAATGGAGAAAAGAAAGCTGAGACTACAACTACTACGGAAGGTGGGAACTAATGAAGGTTGATTTTTCTAACTACAACAGACAGGATTTGTTATTTTTTATCCTCAAAGTTGTATTGATAATTGCGTTACTTGTTTTGCCATTTCATCTAGGGTACTCATTCAAGCACTACTATCATGTGTTTGGATTTATGATTTTACCCTTTACAATAGGGCTGATACCTATTCTATTTAATTTTAGAAGTGTTTGGAAGTGGGTAGTATTTGGTATGGGGCTGACAGCAACGGTTGTTTGGTTAGCTTCTAGCTTATTTACGAAAACCTACATAGGTTATATGGCTACAGATGGATTTAGAGTATTAGATCAAAGTAACCCTAACTTTGTATTTACTGTTTCGGAAAAGGACAAAGAATCAATCAAGGGAAGCTCCTACATTGTATTTATGAATCCAATGTGTGAAGCGTGTCAGGGAACAGTTCCAAAGCTCCAAAGCCTTACAGGTAGAGAACAGACAGCCATTGTCTATGTGGACGTGAATAGTGATTTTGGGGCAGAATACGTTAAACAGTTCCCAGACCTTGATAAAGTTCCTACTGCGTATAATCGTGAAACAGGGGAAATGTTGCGTCTAGGTTTCCATACAGATAATGGTATTGAAGCCTTAGAAGAAAACATAAATAAAATAGCTAACGATACGAAATATTAGAGAGGTGTAAACATGGCACAAGAAGAACAACTTAGAGAAGAATTATTATTTGTTATTGATGAAAATAATGAATTGCGTGAAAAGGTAATGAACGCCTATAACAACTTTTTGAAAGAATACCGTGAGTTTTTAAGTGAGGACTATGCAGAGCTGACTATTTATGAGGCGATTGAATCTGCGTTGCGTTATGCAATTCAAAAAGACGAGGAAGAAAGTGGCAGTTTCTATACAGAATTGCTTGCTGACTGGTATGACGAACAGGTGTTAGAGTGGAAGAAACGCCTTGATGTCTTGAAACATGACTATATGCTTGAAAGCGTGGCAGTTGTTGATAATGAAGATAACGTAGATTGGGGAGAATATGTACGCCCCCTTATCTACTCTGTTTTGGAGTGGGGTATCGTAGTAACGCCAGACAACAATCACTTGGTAGAGAATGATAAAAAAGGGTTAGAGCATATTGTTTATACCGTTGAAATTTACAATTTCCCTATTTACTCACAAGAAGATTTTGAAAGTTCAGAAGCAATCCAAAAACAAGTCAAAACAAGCAGTTATAAAGAATATGAAAGATTGTTGTTGGAAAACAACATTACAGCAACAAATACTTGGAAGTTTGCGCTAGATTCTCAATTTGGGTACGACAGGTGGGCAGGACGTAAAGCTAGTGATCCAGAGGATATGTTGAAACTTGCTCAATACATAAACCAATGTTTGCAACGGATTGAGATTGATATAGAAACAGTTTGGGAAGGACTTAAAAAGTCTGAACAGGCTCAGTTGTATTTGAAGGAAACATACTATGATGATGATAAAGCAGAACAACTCTTTAAAACATGGATTGCTACGAAAGGCTATTAGTATTGGCTTTCTGCTGACTTTTTGTGTAATAGGTGTGGCTTGCTCTAAGCAGAGTTCAACCGTAGATAATAATGCAGTAGTTCCTGAGAGCTTGAAAGCTCAGAAGGAAGAACAAGGCAACCTCACTAAAGAGGAATACCAAACGCTCAGAGAAGCCTTAGTGAAAAATGGGCTTTATATCAATAAAGATGATACGATTGGTGGGGTATTCAATCTTTCAGATGGTTCAACTATGCGTGTCTATCGCCTTGATGGAGACGGAAATCTTTGGGGAGTAGTGAAGGTAGGAGAAAACCAAGAGAAAATCGCAGTATTTGACTACGCTTCTGTACTGACCTTTATAGAGAGAAAAGAAAGTGTAAGTGTGAAGTAACAATGGCTAAAAACTACATTTTTGTCCGTCTGAATCAAAGACGGTTAAATAGATATGAGAAACAACGTGTCGAACGTTTAGTGGAAAATCTGCAAAGAAAGAGTGATACAAGTAATGAATATGTATTTATTTCTTTGTTGGAGTGGCGCAAAATTGAAGATAAAGTGGTATTGCGTCCTGACTTATATAAAAACCTAGAAATTGACCTTGTGAGTATGCCAGAAGAAAATATCATGAAGGGTGGCTTTGTAGGTTCAGAAGAATTTATGTCATTGATCGAAAAACTACCTAGAGACGATATTTTTTATAGTGAAGGTGGCATTGAGCTAGATGGAGAAGTTTTTTGGGATAGACCAGAGGAAGGATAAGTAAGGTATGTTTGATAAAATAGGAATATGGTTGGACGACCTAGAGGATTTAGTAAAAGCGTCCGATTGGAAGAAGATTACACTAGTTACGATTATCCCTGTAATCGTAGCATTTATTCTAGGTGGGTTCTTCTTTTCTAAAAAGGTAACACTAACACAGTCTTATACAACGAATGAAGTAGGCAAGCTATTCTCTACTCAGGATTTACCAACGCAAATTGGGAATATCGAAAATAACGAATTAAAGGTAGTTCAAGGGCAACTAGCAGATATTCAGGTAGAGCAAGAGAAAGATAAGAATGGTAATGACACAGACTTTGCATTGAACTTTACGAAGTTGAACGCAGAAACAGACCTTAATAATTTCTTTAAAACTCTTATTGGTATTAGGTTTGATACAAAGGTAGATACAGCTTATAAGAGCTTGAAACCCTACCTAGCTTCAAGCGTGAATACAGAAACGCCTATTAGCGAAGGAAAGACTGATAAAGAAGCCTCAAAAGAAACGTCAAAAGAAACCTCAGAAGAAGGAGAAATTGACTATAGTGTTCAGAAGAATATCTATAACCTTTTAGCTTCTAAGTCTTGGGGTAAGGAAACACAATCTACAACAGCTTTAGCAGGTAAGGTAATGGTATCTGTTATGAGTGGTTCTACAAGTTCAAATAAATATTTTCAAGTATTAGTACCAGTCACAAACGATAAGAGAGATTTTGCCTTACTCAACTATATTGTTAAGACAAATAAAGATGGTAAAGTTCTTGCTTGCACCTATACAGGAGCATTAAAGGGTTATTCAGATATGGAAATCTACTATAAAAAACTAGCAGACCTTTTGAACGGAAATACCGTAAGAGACGACAAAGGGGGCTATAATACTAATGAGAACAAAGAGGACTTTGCACATCATCAGGTAGGAGAGTAAACATGAATAGTTTAATTAAAAAAATACTAATTGCCTTAATTGGTTTAGTGCTGATTGGTACAGCTTGTTTCTTCCTGTTCTTTAACAAGAAAAATTCAGGGAATGACTTTAAGCTAGAGGAAGCAAGCGTCCAATCAACTACTACGCAAGAGGAAACAACAGAAAAAGTTGAACTTATTGCTAGTGATCCACAGAAAGAACTGGAAAAAACCCTTGAAAAACCTAATGAACAAGCAACAGGGGAAGAAGCAGAGACAACTAAGAAAATGATTCAAACAATGGTTGACGCTCTTGAAAAAGCCCCTAATAAGCAAGCTATTGTACCTGACAGGCTCAATCATGACCTATCCAGTTATCGTAGAGATTTATTGATTATCAAGGAAAAAATGCTCTTGCAATACAAGTATGACGCTTCTAAAACTAAGGTGTTTAAGTCTAATTTGGACGGAACACTACAGTTTACGATTACGTTTACTGATGGCAAGAATATCCTAGTGTATTCAGGAAACTATGATACAACGACAGAGCAGATTCAACTAGCAACCTATAGGGAAGGAGAATAAGTACATGACAGAAACAAAATCAATCCAAGAATACGTTTTGAAGGGGACAAACTTTTCAAACAGTAACGTTATGGATAATAAGAAAATCTTTGAAGATAGACTAGAAACATGGCTACATAAAATTGATGAAGCAGGTGGGAATTTATCTGATGAAGATAAGGAAACGTTTGGCAATCAAGAACAGGCAATCCAATTTGTCGAAGCAGAACAAGTGACTAATTTAGAAGATATTGAACGAGAACTAGAAAACGTCTCAGGGTTGGTTGCTCCATTGAATGTTCTCAAAGATTGGAGTAACAATAATCTTTCTGTTTTAGAAGAAGGAGAGAAAGAGGCTGAGCCAGAGGACAAGGAACTCTATTTAAGTGTTATCCGTGTTATTCAAGATTTTAAGGAAGAAGTCAATACTTTCTTGACCGAAGTTGTAGAGCTGACAGAACAACTCAGACGTTCAAAAGAATTGATAGCAGTTTTCTAAAGCATTAAAAGAGCAAGTTCACAATTAGCTTGCTTTTTTTGATACAATGAAATAGACAACGAAGGAGAGTAGATATGGTTACTATTAAAAGAAAAACTGAAAATACAGATGATTTATTGAGACAAGCAACCCTCATGTTTGAAAAACGCTTTGACTTGCAGGAATTTACAACAACTTTGATTGAAGCTGAACCAAGCACAATCAAGGAACTTGTAGAAGATTATCTGCATACAGAGGGCTTCCCTAAAGGTGTGACGTATATAGACGTGGATTGGCACTTAAAACCACGTCTGAGAGCGTCTTATGACAAGTGGGTAGAATTAGGTATCAATGAAGGATATATTGCAGATAACGACCTAAGAGACGGTCTGAGAGAGTTCTTTGATACAGGACGAGTAACGCAAATGGCGTTGAAAGAATGGAGTAAAAGCCATCTATTAGATTTAGAAGTAGTCCTGAATGAAACACTTGAAAAGTGGGAACATAGAATGGGTGGCTCAGAGGCATTGCTTGATAACTTTTATAGTCTTTTTGACGCTATGCAAGTTAATAAGCTCCTAACTGAAAATATAGACAGTTACCCTGAATTGGTTGCAGAGTTTAGAGACAAAACAAAGGAAGCGTTACTGGATAACGCAAAGCTCAATAACACTAACTACCGAGTGAAAGTCAACACGCAAGGAAACGAAAGTGAGATTGTCCTTTTAATGACCTTGATCTTGAATATCAATAGCCCACAGGCATTAGATAGCATACCTAAAATGACTGCTGACGACTTTAACACGCTCTTATGCTTGCCTAGTATCTTTAGAAAGCTCAGTAAGAATGTTGAACTGTTAGACAGCGTGGACGAGTGGGAAGAAAGAAATAAGCAGATAGCTTCTGAGAGAGTAGCTATCCAGAAAATCTCCCAGAAATTAGTAGAGAATTTCAACCCAGATGAAGTTCTACAATATTTAGTAGCAACTCCTAGCCCAGACAACCCTTATTATCAAAAACTTGAAGTGTTAGCAGAAGAACGTCATGTATCTGTAGAAAAACTACTAGCTAAAAAGCCAAAAGCAACGGTTAAGTTGAATGGAGATATAGAGGGATTGGTAAAAGAATGGGTAGAAAATAAGGCTTTAGAGTACGATTTATACAAAAAAGTCAATTCAGGAGACAAAGAAACGATTTTAAGTTTATTGGTAAAAGAGCCGATAAAAAAAGCCCTAAGTGTTGAATTGGTAGGAATGTAAAAAGAAAAAAGTGCTGTTTTACAAAATATAAAATGGCTCTTTTTTGTTGTTTATTGCTTGATTTTTCTAAAAGAAAGTGCTATAATTTGAATAATCTTGTATGTCACAAAGGAGGTGTAAAAAAATGAAAACAAAACGTGACATTTATGAATCTATGGCAGTTGAACTTGGTTTGACTAAAAAAGGTTCAAAAGAGGCTGTAGATTATGTATTTGGGGCAATCTCAAAATACTTGTCTGAGGGCGAAGGTGTACGCATTGACGGATTTGGTATTTTTGAAGTCCGTGAACGTGCAGAGCGTAAAGGACGCAACCCACAAACAGGCGAAACTATCGTGATCGAAGCTAAGAAGTCTCCTGCATTTAAAGCAGGTAAAGGTTTGAAAGATAAAGTCAACAAGGCTTAGTCTTTATTTTATGGATAAGAAAGGAAGTCCAATTTTTATGAAAATGAAAGTACAAGGTCGTGGATTTAAACGTAAAACTAGTCTTGGACTAGTGTGTGGAATTGCACTTACAGGAATGTTTCTTGGTGCTAATGGAGCTTCAGCAGATGAAGTAAAAGCGCCAACAGACGCAAAACCTGTAGCAACAGCAACTACTAAAGAAACACCAAAAGCAACTACTACAGAAGCTCCAAAACAAGAGGTGCAAGCAGAAACTAAAGAAGCACCTAAAACAGAAGAAGTGAAAGATCAAGCAGGGCTTGATAAGAAATATTCTGAGCTTAAAGACCAAGCTAAAAAACTTGATGTAGAAGTCAAGGAAGATAAAAAAGTTACTCACAAGACAGTAGCAGACGCTTCTAAAGACCTTGATGAACAAGGTAAGAAAGTAGAAGAACTTGCTAAAGGACGTGACGAAGCTAACGCAGAGCTACAAAAAGTGGTTAAGGAAGCAAAAGCTCTAGGCATTGATGTAAAACTTGACGACAAGGTAACGTATGACGACCTTGACAAAGCAAAAGAAGATATTGCTAAACAAGTTAAAGAACTAAGTGCTTTGGTAACGTCAGTCAAAGAAGGAAAAGCACGATTGGATAAAGCTGTTTCTACAGCTCAATCAGTAGGTGTAAAATTTGAAGGCGTGAAAAACATTGACCTTAAAGAAGGCAATTTAGAAGCACTTGCTAAAGAAGTGGCTGACGCTGAAAAAACACTTAATGACGTTGCTTCACAACAAAAAACAGTAAGCGCTGAATTGAATAAAGCTATTGCTGACGCAAAAGCTAAAGGCGTAAATGTTACAGTTGAAGGCGAAATGATTGTTGAGCCTAAAGACGCACAAAAAGCACTTGCTGACGCAAAAGCTAAAATTGCTAAAGCACTTTCTGACGCAGAAGCTAAAAACAAAACGATCCGTGAAAACAACGCTAAAGTTAATGAAGCTAACAAAAATGCTAAAGCAGAACTTGTAAATGGTTCTACAGCAACTAAGAACGCTGACGGAACTTACACTCAAACACTTGCTGTTAAGAATGAAAAAGCAGGAAGCAAATGGAGTGGAAACCTAGCAAATACTGGTAGCGCTGAAATTGTTTCAGTTAAATTGGTAGCTCCTTCTGGTAAAGAAACAGTCTTTGCAAATGGCAAAATTGATTCTTCTAAAACACTTGATGAAGTTGGCGAGTACAAACTTGTTTATACTTTCAAAGCTAAAGATAACACAGCAGGAACTATTTCAGGTAAATTGAGTGTTGAAGGACAAGCAGGACAAACTGGTAAAGTCACAGGAAACCTAGCTTTTGCAACTAAAACAGCTTCAAAAGTAACTAACGAAGCTAAACCTCGTAACTTCCTAGTGGCTATTGATGGTTCTGGTTCAACAGCAGGTGGTAAGAAAAAAGAAATCTTAGAAGATTTAACGACTATTGCTGAAAGTATGAACGACCAAGATAAAACTATGCTTGCTTTCTATGAAACAAACAATAGTGGTTCTTACTACACAATAGGAGCAGAGGATAGTGACCGTCCTGTTTCACGTTTAATGACTAAGAAGGAATTGTTGGATATTCTTGAAGTAATTAAACCTAATAAAAACAACTATTTCATGGGGGGTAATTGGCGGAGTGAACTTTTGAAGCACAAACTCATTTACGACTTCAAAGGAAAACAAGGAAGCCAAGAATTTGAAAACCTATTTGATGAAGTTCGTGACAAGAGCGCAACAGCAATCGTAATGCAGTTGACAGATGATTGGAAAATGCCAGATGAAACCTATGATGGTTCTATCGCTGATTGGGCTAAACAACACGCTAAGACATTTATGAGTATTGTCTATGGTGACGCTAGTTCAAGAGCTAATCAGGAAATGATTAAAGTAGGACACCCAAATATTTATCTTGCTGAACAAAACGGAGAATTGATCCCTAATGATGTTCGTAGTCAAAAGATTAAAGAACAAATCACAGCTACAACAGTTGAAAAAGTAACTAAAGGCGAAATGCAAACTGTTAAAGTAACAGTTGGTGGTAATGGCGTGACTGTTACTAAAGCAACGCTTAAAGGTGCAACTACTAAAGACCTTGCTATCAAAGACGGTAAAGTTGACTTTTCAGAAAAACTTGCTGATGGCAACTACACTCTTGAATTTGAAGTAACTGGTAACGGAACTGTTACAACAGTTGTTACTATTGACGGTAAAGAAGTTGCTAAGAAGTCTGCTGATATTAAATCAACAGCAGGCTCTAACGGTTCTTCAAGTGCTAAAGAAGATAAGTTGCAACCTTCTAAACTAGGTTCTACAACAAATGAAGTTAAGCCAGAAGCAGTAAAAGTAGCTAAAATCACTTTGAAAGCTCAAAAACCACAAGTAGGTAAGGTTGAAGCTAAAGCTCATGAAGTTGCTGTATCTGCAAAAGTACACCCTGTAGATGTAGAGAAGAAACCAGAAGTTAAACCAGTTGCTAAACCAACAGCAAAAGTTCTTCCAAACACAGGTTCAACAGCCTCAGTTGCCCTTGTAATGGCAGGTGTAGGAATGTTATCTCTAGCAGGTGCAAGCCTCAAAAAGAAAAAAGACTAACATAAATTTGTATCTCTAGGTTATTGGGCGTTTGTTCATGAACAGCGCCCTCTAATCAAGAAAAGAAAGGAAAAAACAAATAATGAAGAAAACAGAAAATGTTAAAGGTCATGGCTATATTCGTAAAAGTAGTATTGGACTAGTTTGTGGAATTGCGCTTACAGGAGCATTTTTCCTCGGTGCTAATGGAGTTTCGGCAGATGAAGCAACAGCACCAACAACAGCAACTCCAACAGCAACAGCAACAGATAGCAAGACTGTAACGGTTGATGAAGGATTGACTGAAACAGCAAACAAGGCAAAAGAAGCAGGGTTGAAAGTTAATGCTGAACCAACTAAAAACCTTGGAGTTGCCAACACAGAAGAAGAAGCTAAGAAGATTGAAGCACAAGCTAAGAAAGACGTAGCAGACCAAAAAGCTGAAATCGAAAAAACAGTTGCAGACTATAAGGCTTCATCACAAGCAGGCGACAAAAAACGTCAAGAAACTGTAGATAAATTAAATCAAGAAGGGAAAATCTACAATACTACTGCTGATGGCTTGCGTGAAATGGGCGATGACGCTTACAACAAAGGTCAAACTAGCTATGGCGAGTTCACTTCAAGTAAGGGTACAGTACGTTATTTGAACGCTCCTAGCGAGTTCAACGCAGATAAAATTGATCCAACGGTTGCTGTTTTAGATTCTGCTATCGGTACAGCTCCTAAAGAAATCACTATGAAGTATGCAGGTGGGGACGTATTTAGTGGTACACACAACTCTCTTAAAGAACGTTCATCACTTAAAGTAGTTCCTATCTTGGTAAATGATGGAGAAACTATCACTTATAAAGTAAACGTTGCAGGAGATTCTGAGCTTGGTAAGTTAGGAATTAAAACAGTTGAACGTTCGCTTACTCTTAAAGGTTCTCCTGTAGGCAAAGGTAAGGTAGCACTTTTGGCAGACCGTACAGGTTCAGTTCTTACTAACTATATCTTTGGTGGTTTGGGTAAAGCTAACGAAGTGATGAATAGTGGTAAAGAGTTTGATGTTGTAAGTACATGGAACTATCTTGACGCTTCTGGTAAAGCTATTGATTCAAAAGAATTGGCTTCTAAATTTGTAAATACTAAATGGTATCCTACTCTTAACCTTAAAGCAAGCGAAATCAAGACAGCTCCAACAACAGACGCTAAAACTAATTCAAGACACTATGGAAGTAGTGATACAGCAACATTATCTGATACATTTGTTAATGGTGGTAGCAAATTTACAGAAAACACTAGAAAATATAAGTTGGGAGAATATACAGCTAAACATAAAGATCCAGTTGAAAACGTGATGGATTATGCTTCAAATCTACCTAAACCAGTTTACGAAAACTTCTCTAGCCCTAAAGAAGCTCCAACAGTAAACTACCATCTTGTTTCTTACACAGTAAACAAACCAAAAGCTACAAACAATGCTGACAAGGTTAAAAAAGGTTCAATCGTTCAAGTATTCATTGAAGAAGGTGGAAAAGAAATTGCACCTAAGACAAATACAGGCGAAAAACCAGTAGATGAAACAGTTAAGTTGACACACCCTAACGAAATCACGTTTGAAGGTAAAACTTATACTTTCACTAAACAAGATAAAGTTGATCCAACTAAGATTCCTAACGGAACTGAAACCATCACTTATATTTATAAGTTGAAGGAAGCGCCAAAACCAGTTGAAAAACCAACTCCTAAACCAGTTGAAAAACCAACACCAACACCAACGCCAGTTCCAACGCCAGCGCCTAAACCTACCCCTACCCCAACACCAACGCCTAAACCAGTTCCAACTCCTACACCAGTTGAGAAACCAACTACAATTCATATTGATACAAATGGGAAACCAGTTGCTCCTAAAGAAGATGGTACTAAGCCATTTAAGACCATTGATGGTTATGAGCCTGCTCCTAAAGATTCTAAGAACGTAGTAAATCCAAAAGGCGAAACAGTCCGTGTTTACAGCGTTATCAAGAAAGGTAATGTAGAAGTACGTTATATCAAAGATGATAAAGAACGTACAGTCCTTAAAGAACCAGTTGCAGACACAGTAGGTGGAAAAGTTGGTTCAGACTATGACACTACAGACCACAAGCCAGTAGCAATCACTAAAGATGGTGTGACTTATGAGCTTGTCCGTACAGAAGGGGTTGAAAAAGGTAAAGTTGTAGAAGGTAAGACAGTTGTAACTTACGTTTACCGTGAAGTACAAAAACCTATCACAATCCACATTGACACAGAAGGCAATCCAGTTGCCCCACAAGAAGATGGAACTAAACCATTTAAAGAAATTGAAGGTTACAAACCTGCTCCTAAAGATTCTAAGAACGTAGAAGATCCAAAAGGTGTAACAGTTCGTGTTTATGACAAAGTGAAACCAGAAGCTCCACAAGAAGCTCCTAAGACACCTGAAAAACCAGAAGCTCCAAAACCTACAGCACAAGCCTACGTTACTAAAGAATTGCCAAACACAGGCTCAGAAGCAAGCACAGCCCTTGCAATCGCAGGTATGGGTATTCTAGGACTTACTGCACTAGCATACAAAAAGAAAGAAGATTAAGCCCTCTTTCGTGATCGAGTAAATTTCATGTTATAACCAGAGGACAGCGTATTCTGTACGCTGTTCTTTTTTAGTAAAAAGAGCAAAAAGTTTGACTATCTAATCAATAAGGTGTATAATATAAATGTCATTAAAAGGAGAAAAGCTATGCTTTATACACACTATGGATTTAAGGTTCAGGACGGAAGAATCCGTATGCCTGAGAAAAAGTGTAAAGAAGAAGGGCGATTAGACAAAAGTAGGTTGTTGGCTAGGCTACAAAAAGAATATGGCTCTACAACAACGATAAGCTATTTTTACTACGGTTCTTAAAGCGAGGCAGGGGAACCTGTCTTTTTTATATTTGCATGAACACAAAAAAGTAAGAAAAAAACACAAAAAAATAATAAAAACACTTGACACTTTCTAAGAAAGGGTGTATAATATAATCATAAAACAAGAACAGAGGTATATAAAATGAAAAATTTGAAATTTAGAGCGTGGGATAAACATGAGCAAAAAATGTTTGCTAGTGATGAATTGATTATTTGGAATAACAATGTTTATGCTAACGATAGCAAAAAACTTTCGTGCAATCACTTAATTGGTTGGACGATTGATGAAGAATACCTCATGCAAGCAACAGGCTTGTTTGATAAAAAGGGAGCAGAAATCTTTGAGGGAGATATTCTTGCTGACCTAGACGAAAGTGGAGACGAGTTAGTTTACCTGTACGTTATCTACAAAGACGGTAAGTTCATGGCAGTAGAAAACGAGGAACACGGATATACTGCTGACTTGATTGATTGCACTACCTACCACTCAGTCGTAGGTAATATCTATGAAAATGCTAAGTTATTAGGACGATAAGGAGAAAGAAAATGGAACTAGTAGTAAAAGGAACTTATGACAAGAAAAATGAACGTTGGTATGTTGATACTGACGAAGCAACAGTAGAAGCAATGAGCAATTTTTTAGAAGAACATGACCTAGACGTGTTTGAATCATGGTTAGGGTATTTGGAAGATGGAATGAGTAGCGAAGCCTTGTCTTTTGTTGACTTGTTACAAACTACCGAAGATGAAATTGAGCTTGCAGACGGTAGCAAGATTAAACTAGTAGAAGGGTAGGAGATAATGAAGGTATATAGCGCAATCGGAACAGTCTATCATACTTTAGGTAGATTGAGAGGGAAAGAGCTTATCGGCTCTTTCTCAACGCTAGAACAGGCAAGAAACGCAGTCAGTCAGGTAGCAAGCAACTATGATGAAGTTGGAATAGTTGTCGTGGAGCTTGACAAGGTGGAAGCAAAGGAGCTGTAAAAGGAGTAGTTATGAAACAACCTATAACACAAGATAACATTGTATGGCAGTTGCCTATGGTAAGTGCAGAAAGCAATAATACAGGCTATATTCATGGCAATGCTAAACCTCACGCTTTTGTTGTTTGTGACGATAATCTTATGAATTGGTCTTTATGTAAAAAATACAGTCAATACACTACAGAATATGAGACTGTCAATATTGAAGGAGTTGAGGAAAAACACCTATGTAAAAAGTGCCTGAACTCCTACAAGAAACTAAAAAAGAAAGAAGGAGACACTAATGGAGCTTAAAGGGAAAACCAGAGAGGGAGAACTTGTTACTTTGCTATCAGGAAAGGATAGCTACACTATCGAAGTAGTAGCAAGTGAAGATGAAAAAGGTAAGAAGAAGTCTGACAAGGCAAAAGAGCCAGTACGGATTGGAAATTACAAGAATGACTTTGCTAAGAGTTCGCTTGAAATGTACGAAGTGAAGAAACACGATACTGAAACAAGTGTGAAGTTGAAGTTTTCAGGAGAGCGATTTACCTTCTCTTTTGTAACTGAGACACCATACGAAAAAGTGGTAGAAATGCTAAAGGTAGGTCAAGATGGAAAATAAAAATAAGTCTGAAATCTGGGTAAAAGGGTATGTGGACGAGGAAGGAGATATTATTATCTCACTAGGTAATGACGGTTATCACAGAGTGCTAAAAGACTATGTGGATTTAGGAGTAGTTGAGGTAAAAGAAGTATGACAGCATTGTGCTATTATCTTTTTATAAACAAAGGTATTTTAAAATCAATAAGACAGAACATTCTTTATTCTAAGAGTGTAAGAGAAGTGTTAGTAAATATTATTTACTACTCTATCTTGCTTATCGTTATCCCTTTATCTTATTCTCAGGCTTTGGAATATCTCCATAACTGGATTGTTATGCCGTTAGTCGGTTCAGGAGTGGTTGAGAATAAAGTAATGCAATTTATGTTGGTGTGCATTTTTATTATCTTTTTCATTGAGATAGTCGGCTTGTTTATTATCACAGTATGGGGGATTGTAAGTTTAGCTGTTACGATAAGAAAAAGATATTTTTTAAAGTACAATCAAGACAGAGGTTTGTGAGAAATTTGTAGCTGATGTAGAATATTAAAAAAGGGGGAGAATAATTGACAAACACAATAAAGGAACGTAGCCTAGAAGCAAGCAAGCAAGCAAGCAAGCAAGCAAGCAAGCAAGCAAGCAAGCAAGCAAGCAAGCAAGCAAGCAAGCAAGCAATAAGTCCGTCTATGCACCAATAGGAGCTTCTAATCACTCAAAACACGAAAGACACCAAGAGGACTACTACGCAACCGATCCAGTAGCAGTAGATTATTTGCTGAATGTTGAAAGTTTTAAGAATGTATTAGAGCCTGCTTGTGGAGAAGGACACCTGAGTAAAAGGTTGATTGAGTTAGGGGTAGAAGTACACTCTAGCGATTTAATAGACCGTGGCTATGGGGAAGTAGCTGACTTTTTTAATATTGAAACGTGGGAAGGAGATTTAATAACCAATCCCCCATACAATATAGCTCAGAAGTTTGTAGAGCATAGCTTAAAAGTTGTTCCAGAAGGAAATAAGGTAGCAATGTTTCTAAAGCTGACTTTCCTAGAAGGTCAGGCAAGGCGCAAAATGTTTGAACAATATCCCCCAAAGACCGTATATGTTTTTAGTAAGAGAATCAAGTGTGCTAAAGGGGGGAATTTTGATAGCTTTTCATCTAGCGCAGTTGCTTACGCTTGGTTTGTTTGGGAGAAGGGGTTTAAAGGAAAACCACAAATTGAATGGATAGATTAAAAAGGCTAGATCAACTAGCTTTTTAATTTGCCCCTAAATTGGCTTGTATGACGCTTTAGAGTAAAATAGCATAATTCTAGGCAGAGCATTATAAAACGTGACAGGGGCTAAAATAAGTGGGAATATGAACGAATTAGAGCTAAATGTATTTCATAGAGTGGTTATGAACAGCAAGTAGGTCGCTTACTAATATAAGACACAAAAAATAATACGAAAACATGAGAAAATAATATAAATCATTGACAAAAAGCATAAAAAGGTGTATAATATAAATATAGAAATTTAGGAAATAAAGGAGAACCACAAAATGTATCAAGTAAAGCAACACGGAAAAACAATCGCTCAATTCTTCTCAGAGCAGGAAGCGAAATGGTTTGCAGTAGATAAAGCTATCAGGGATTTACGAAAAGAAAATCCAAACGAGGAAGAAGAAATGGAAATCTGCTATGATGAAATGCCAGACTATGAACTTTTAGAAGGTGCAGGAATTGAAGTGGACGAAGTAGAAGAAAAAGAGTTATTGGCGAATATTTAAGGAAGGGAAGGAAATAATATGTCAATCTTTGATGATTTAGAAAAAGCACGGAAGGTAGAGTTATACGAAGCTCACGCAGTAGAGAGGGGAGAAAACTTTATCTCAATAGATTTTGGGATAATTTACACGCTCCCAGAAGGGGGAGAAGAACCTTCTTTATACAACTTAAAACTAGAATATGATGGCTCAGAGTATGAACTTGCTATTGTAACACGTTTAGACGAAAGAAATGGAATATGTTATATCTATGATTGTGAGGGGAAATTAGAGAGAGAAATCTATAAGTTTATTATTGAGTTTATCAATAATGCAAATAGACAAGCCGATCTTATCAATAAATTTATGGGGGTTAAGAATTAAAACAGAACACAAAGAACGAATTTTACAAAGATTAAATTTAAGACTAGCTTCCTAGTCTTTTTTGTTTTGTCAAGGTGGGATTGAGGGATTTTAGAGGTCAGATTGAATGAGAAAATCAAGAACATAAAAAAATAATCAAAATATTATAAAAAGCATTGACAAGGAACAAAACAAGGTGTATAATATAACTATAAATAAGAAACGGAGTTTTAAAAATGGACTACTACTTAATTGAAAACGGAAGATACTTTGCTATTGTAGAAGATTATGTCTTGGCAAAAATTAAACGCTTGAATAAAGGGCTTGATATTTACAGCTTATACACGATCAAAAAATTGCGTGATGAAGATAATTGGGATAACATTATCAATACTAAGCACGAAACTACAAACAAGCGTTATACCTCTATCGAAGATGAAGAAGAAATCAGAGATTATGGTTTTGTAGAAGAATAGACAGGAAAGAAATCAAGGGGAACAACATGACTAAAGTTAGCATTGATACACTATTAAGTACGGAACAAGCAATCAACAGATACTACCTACTTGCAAAAAAGGCAAAGGAGACAGGGGATATTGCTCTTAATGAGTATATTAGTGAAACTGCTGAAATTGTGGAATCGCTACAAACTGGACGACCAGTAGAGGTCAGAGAGTTGAAATACTTTTTGGAAGATATTGCTAAGCAATGGGAAGAAAATATCTAAGGAGCAATCAAGGGGAATCGCAACATGAAACAAAAATTTGCTATCTTTGACCGTCAACTAAACAGTCTCAGAGAGGAAGAATACGATAGCGAAGATGAAGCTATCAAGTCCTTTGCAAAGTACATGAAGGATATTCGAGAAGATAAAATGATTGAGACTTTCATTTTCTTTGGAGAAATCTCAGGAAACGCTACGGAAGAAGAAAAGCACCAAAAATACATTGATTGGTACAATCAAGCGTACAAGGACGACAAGAGCTTTTTGGACGAACTTGGCTTTAAAGTTGTACCAAAAATTGCATAAGGTTTAGAGAGTGGGTTTCCACTCTTTTTTCTTATCTTCTAAAAGCTCATATAAGGGCATATAAGCCATTTTAAGACAAAGTGGCATAATTCTAGGTAGGGCTTCTAAAAATGTGGCAGGAGCTAAAAAAGAGGGCAATAAGGACAAAATAAGCAGAAAGAGAAGTTTGCTATGTGGGATAAAGGGAATTGATAGGTTATTTTTATCAACAACATAAAAAAATAATCAAGATATTATAAAATATGTTGACAAACTAGATAAAGAGGTGTATAATATAATCATAAAGATAATTAAAGGGTACGCAACACCCTATCAAAAGGAGAATCACAACATGAAAGTTCAAGTTAATAGACTAATGACTTACGAAGAAGTAGCACAGGAAAATCAAGAACTGATGAAATCCCTGAACAACAGAATCAAGTCTGGGGAGTTGACAATTAAATTTGCGCCTGATTTTTACTTGTATGATGTTATCTCAAAATTAGGGAATAGTCACCCTACTAAGTACCTAAACAATAAGCGTATGGAAGTTTTTTCTTCAATTCATTCAAACTTGACCTCTATTGACGATCAAACAGTAGATTTGTATAAGGAGAAGTTTACTCCTGAACAAGATACTTTGTATCAAATGTTAAATACGCACCAAAAAACTTTAGGAATTAAGGTGTCAACACGTTTTATTGGGGAACTTGCTATATCTGCTTACAATACAAACAATCTAGTAAAAAATCTTTCTAGCGAAGGGTGGGGATATAACTATGGAGAAAGAATCCTTGATGTTCTTTCACAAGCAATCGAAAGAATTATTGAATATCCTATGATTGAAGCAGGAACAAGAAATTTTAATTATGGATTTGTGGTAACTCCAAACACACTATTTCACTATTTAGAAGAACAAGCAGGAGAAGTAGTTTTAAACTATGACTTTCTAATGAATCTGATGTCACGCCTTGCTGATAGTAGCATTGAAGTAACTGCGTCTTAAACAACTTAAATCTGATAGAAAAAAGACTAGCTTTTGAAGTATAGTCTTTTTTAATTCTTACTTTGGCTATTTTAAGGGGTGTAAATCTACTCAATGAACACAAAAAGATAATCAAAAAGTACGAAAAAATAATACAAAATGGTTGACAGATAGAAAAAAAAGGTGTATAATATAACTATAAAAACTGAAAGAGGATAAGGGAATAATGACAAAACGAGAAGAATTATACAAGAAAATGCAAAGTGACACTAGATTTAATTCTTGTTATGGTAAGCATGAATTGATTTTTACACGCTATGGAGCAAATGGGTTTGGCTCAAAGATGGAGTGCTTCTTCGAGGAGCGAAAAGGGGAGTTATATGCTCTTAAACGCTCAATGATTTATGACACCGTATCATCAACTTATAAAATGATAAAGGAAACACGTTATTTAAAAATGTGTACGATTGATGAAGCGATTCATTTTTTGAAGTATGTGTAACGAAAAAGGAAAAGGAATAATGACTTATACACTAAAAGTACAGATTGATCCAACAGGATATACAGAATACCTAGAAAAGATTTTTAAACACGCTTATAAACTGAAACGTGAATTAGTAAATTATTATAACCGTCAAGAATATCGCAGGAGAGCTTCTGATGATTATAAATATCTTGCAGAAGAAACTAAGTTACTTAACGAACTACAAGGAAAAATCAAAGAAACAAAGGACAAAGAGCTTAAAGAGAAGCTGAAAGCTGAGTATAAAGAGAAATCAGATGAACTCAAAAAAGGGTGGATTGCTCTTAATAATGCTTTTGGTCTAGGTAGTGGGAAGTTTGTTCACTATAAAAATCTAGGGCAAGCTAGTGTGATGTATGAGCGTTATGCAAAAGACGGAATTATCAACGCAACCAGCTTTCAGAACATGGCGCAAGTAACTAAACAAAGATATTTAAAACGTAGAAGTCAAAGTGGTAGTGACAACTTTATGAGAGTTCCTAAAGAGAATGAGTTTACAACTATCTGGTATGGACAGTGTAATTCCAATATCTCAATGGACGGAATTTCTTTTGGGAAATATAGTAACAAAATCAAGCTCCCGTGGAATTTTAAAAATGATGATGAAATCAGATTATCCTATGCTATGGAAATGCAGAAACTATCCTTGTATGCTGTTAAACGTGTGTTACAAAAGGATAATACATGGAAGTATTATGCTTTAATGGTGTTTGATGGCGTACCTTATGGAACAAGAGAGAGTTTGCCTGCAAAGGGTAAAGTTGTTATCTCTTTGGATATTGACAAGCTAGAAATTGTAGCTAAAAACGACTTTGTAAATAAAGAGTTACGTTTTGACTTGTCTAATGATCTAGGGTACTCAGAGAAGCTATCAGAAATAGATACCATGATGGAAGAATCTAGGAGAGTAAACAATCCTAATAACTATGAGGAGAATGGCGTTCCTAAAAAGGGTGTTCATTCATGGAAAAGAACAAAAAACTATATCAAGCTATCCAACAAGAAACGCTATATTTGGCATAAAATCAAGCAATATCGTAAAAACCGTTTTGAGAAGATTGTCAATGATATTTTGGAACTAGGAGACGAGTTTATCGTCTATAAAGAGGATTTTAAAACCTTACAGAAACGGAAAGATTTTGATAAGGAAACTATGTCTTGGTTTGATACACGCAAACAGAGAGGGTTTGAAATCATGTTTAATGCACCTTATGAATTTCTACTGTTACTGGATATGAAGCTGAGTTATTTTGGCAAGGTAACGGAAACAGTCGTGAAAGGGGATAAATGAAGAAAATATACAGAAAATTAGGCTCAGATTCAGTTGTTGTAAATGCGAAAAAGTTAGTTGTTTTAACTAGATATGGAGAAAAACCTGCCAATAAATATTTTCCAAAATTTGAAATGTATGAGGATTTAATCATAATACCTGTTGAACCAGAAAGTAAGTTCAAGGAAAATCTAAGTGATTATATAATTGATTGGGATAGAATTTCTAAAGAAGTCCTTTCTATTACAACGTCATGGTGGTAAAACCTGACTAAAAAGGAGAAAGTTCAAAAAGAACATGATTATTTAGAAAAAAGAGAACAAGAGTATTGACAGAATTTAAAAAAGGTGTATAATATAAGCATAGGATTATTTGCGATCCTTGAGTAAAATCAGAAAAAACTATAGTCTAGCTGGAAACTACGGTAAGAAGGTGGGGTTATAGTTTGTGTTAAATTGTAATGAGTTGGCAATATGAGTATTTATCACATTTTTGGCTTATTGCCATCTTAATTGACGAAGTTATATCTTTTAAACACAGTAGCAAAACAGCAATGCTAATCGGTACTTCGCAACAAGTGTTTTGTTACCAGTCTATTTAACATAGTAGCAAAACTGGATAAGTTTAGAGTTTTAGAACCAATCTATTTAGCACAGTAGCAAAACGTGCAGATTTTGAATATGGTTGCTATCAATGTTTTAGAACCAGTCTATTTAGCACAGTAGCAAAATTTGTTTTATCTCCTTGCTTCTAACTTTCATGCTCAATTTAACATAGTAGCAAAATTCAGACATATCATAGCATTTAAGCATTGAAGAATACCTACTTTGCAATAATTCAAGATAATTAAACCACTCCCAAAGAAATTTGGGAGTTTTTATTTTACTGGAATTATACAAACTAGGTCAGAACACAAAAAAATAATTAAAAAACGCAAAAAAGTGTTGACAAAGATTATAAAAGGGTGTATAATATAATCATAAAGGAATTAAGTAAAGCCCTATTGATAGATTTATAAAGGGATAGAGAGCAGTTCTCCGATATACCAAACAAAATTTTTCATTTTATGCTGATGATACAAAGAGAACAAAACAAAAAAACAATAATAAAACTTTCTTCAAAGCACTCTCTATTCCGTTACAAGTCTATCAAGAAGGCAAAAAATAAATAAAGAAAGCTAGTTGGTAGTTTTATAAAGGGGTATAGCAAGGTTTCCTCAAAAACATTTTACTAGAGGATATTTGCGGAAACACTTATCCAAAATGTTTTTACAAAAAACTGATGATAATAAAACTTTACCTTTCTATACTCCGTTATAAGCCTATCAACTAGAAGGAGAAATCTCATGTCAAGTTTCATTCAAGAAATCAAAATCGCAACAACTACTTCACTTGATGTCATTATGAAAAGTGGGCGAGCATATCGTTACATTGGAATTGATCCAGAGTTCCTACTAGACCTTATTTCAGAGTATGCTGAAATCGTACTTGAAGGTGGTAGTGTAGGACGTTTCTATAACGAGAATATCAAGGGAGCGTATGAGACAGAAGAATTAGAAACAACGACTAAAGACAACGTTCCTGACCTCAAAGTAGTATTAGAGAACCTAAAAGAAGGTCGCTCAATCCTAGTAGGTAACAAGGAAGAATTGGACGAGTTATTGAAAGTTATTGCTGAACACTACAACGTAAAAATCAACTATCAAGGCTTGCTGAAAGACTACCACTCAATCACAGGAGAAGGTTGTATCACAATCAGACGTGGGGAACTACTACTTGTTCCAGTTAAACAAGTAGGGTATGATAATTGCGTAGCTTATGCAAGCATTAAACGTATCGCAACGCAGATTGTTGTAGTCAATGAAATTGACAAAGCAGACACTTATCTCTATGATGTCACTCTAAGTAGCAAGGAAGAAGAAACAGAGTTGTCTGAGGACGATAGAGAGCCTTCTGAGGACAACACAGAGCCTTCTACAAGCGTCAAAGAGACAGAGCCTAGCAAGAGCCTAGACGATAAAGAAATGGCACTACAAGCCTTAAATCTGCTTGAAAAAGTGATTGGAGAAAAAGGTTATGCTGACACAGATATTTTAATCAAAACTATCCGTGACTATGTAGCAAAATAGATAAAAAACTAGAGGGAGTTTCCCTCTTTTTTTGCGCCTTTACAACACAAAAAAATAATCAAAAAACACGAAAAAGTATTGACAAGGACTAAAAAAGAGTGTATAATATAAACATAAAGAAGTTAAGAAAACAGGAGAAAAACCTATGTCAATTACAGCCTTGAAAAACCGAGCAGACGTTCTCTCAGACTACGCTTATATGTGGCACGGAGAAACCCTAAGTGATAACTATGGTGCTACAGAAGAAATGATGAATGAGTTTTGGGAACTTGTGGCAGAACGTATTGACAAAGCCTACATGAAAGACTATGAAGCATACCATATAACGCATGAAGAATCATGTGAACCAAACGCAACATATATCGGTATATGTGGGTGGGCGATTGATGGCGAGGCTATTGATTGTGCTATTAAGGAACTAGAAATCACGGAAGATTTGGAAGAATGGCTAGATACAACCATTGAAAAGCTAGATGAAGTCATTGACCGAGTTTCAAATGATATGGATAAAATCCTAGATGAAATCGTTGAGAAATATAACCTAACCTACGTTGACTAACAAGGGGGCGATAAGCCCCTTAGAATTAAAGGAGAACGCAACATGAACCTAACTACAAGCTACACTAACCCTATCTTTGAAATGAACGGATACGAGCCTAAAACGACCTTCTGGACTGACTTTAGCATTGCTGATATGTTTGGAGCAGAGGGAGTTAAGGACACTTACAACCGAGCGAAAGAGGATTGGCAAGATAGCATTGAATACATGACTGAATTAGCTATGGTACTCAATCACAAGAGTTGGCAACACAACGGGAAACACCAAACTCTATGTAGCTTATATGCTGACCTATGGTGTAACATTGAGGACTTTATCTATGAGCATTTCAAGGATAATGAGGAAGCAATTAGTTACTACCAAAGAGTAACAGATTAGATCGAAAGCAACACAAAAAGAGGGGGGCAACCCCTCTTAAAAATAATCAAGCAACACAAAAAAAATAATCGTGCTACACAAAACGATAAGCAAGATATTATGTAAAGGAAATAAGGTAAAGACAAGGGTATAAAAAGATAATACACCAACACAAAAACGTAATAAACATACACAAAAAAAGGATAAAGATACACCAAAATATAGCAAGCTGACACAAAAAAATGCGAGAGAGCAGGGTAGCAAACTGCTGAAAGAGAACGGTTCAGAAGATTTCAGAAAGCCTTGCAGAAAATCTGTGTAAGCGAGGGCAAGCTGAGAAGAAAAAAATAGCTCTAGCACAGAAATTCTGAAAAATTCTGCTAGAGCCAAAAATAAAAATCTGAGGGGCAAGCGAGGGGGCAGACGGACTGCGCAAACCCCACGCACTGCAAAAAGAAATTCTTTAATTTATGTTTACCAATCGCCTTTTCTTTTCAAAGAATAGTATATAAATAATATTTCTTTGCATCATTCTTTAAATTTAATAA